CCCGGACCGATCACGCCGAAGGCGGCGGTCAACGACACGCGCAGGAAGGAGTTCGACGCCACGATCACCCGTCTGGGCACGCAGGACGGGCAGGGGCAGGGTGCGCGCGTCGCCATGGCCTTCGCTGCCATGAACGCGGCCCGTGACCAGATCATCACGGAGAACGACACCAGCGCGGTGTTCTCCCGCTACCGCAAGGCCGCCGGCAAGGCGGGTGCCGACGAGGTGCTGGACGAGGCGAAGCAGAAGCAGCAGCTGTCCAAGCTCCGCCAGCTGATCAAGTGCGGTGCCATCCGGAAGTTCGACACCGTCCCCATGATGGAGCGGGCGCTCGACACCGTGAAGACGCTCGCCGGTGCCGGCACGATCAAGAAGTCCCGCAACGTCTACGAGGACATGGTGCAGGTCGCCCGCACCCAGCTCGGCTCCCCCGACGCTCCGCTCACCGATGAGCAGGTCACCGAGGCGTTCCTGCCGAAGGAGACCGAGCGGACCTTCGCCAAGGAGCTGAAGAAGTTCGTCGACCGCATGCAGAAGCTCTACGAGGGCGGCGAGGACGTCGCTGACATCGAGGGCCTGTCCAAGGCGAAGGACGAACGCTTCGTCGCGGCGATGGACGGCCTTGCCGATCTGCACCGCGACATCGAGAAGCAGGCTGCCGTCTCCAAGTTTCTCGCTGACGCTGCCGCGCTCGGCCTGAAGCTCGCCTGATCGGTTACTCCGCCGAGTAACTGCTATCGACACGCTGCCCCCTGTCGCTAATGACGGGGGGCATCAGTCGGGAGCACACCACCCCGAACCCCCCGCACCAACGGAGGCATCAATGCGACAATAACTGACACCACCACATCGCTGGACACCCTTGGGGCTGGGCGGAGCCTGAAAACTCCCCCGGCATCCAGCCTTCACGAGAGGCGGTCACTCGCCTCCCATGAGCGCTGCACCCTGCGCTATCACGCAACGCGCTATCATCGCGCCGGAGCACCACCATGACCAGCACCAAGAAAACCTATTCCGTCCTGTTCTCCGCCCCGTGGCACGACACGCGCGCCTGTGCCTACTGGGTCGGCCTCGCTGCCGATCCGAAGGACGCGATCAATCAGGCTGTCTTCTACGACCTTGCGGACCCTGAACCGTCCGAAAACACCTACGGCAAGCCCGATGGCGGCGCGCTGGACGAGGACGTGGCGCAGGTCACCATCGTCTGGCTGTGCGAAGGCGAGCTGCCGGCGTTCATCCACACGTAACTCGGGGGAGTAACCAATGACCCGCATGCCGGGCAGTCGGGAATACGCCATTGCGTGCTGCGTTCACTGCGGGGTGGCGTGGCCGACGACGCACTTCGTCGCTTACGGTCAGCAGATGCCATACTCATGCAGCGGCGGCGTTCGCTACCACGCCGTGGCACCGGCCTATATCGTCGACATCCTGCCGGGACATCCCACGCTGACGCGGGGTGTCAATGAGCGCTATCACGTGCTCGCCAAGCTCTTCCACGCCGCAAAGGAGACAACCTCATGACTAAGACCGCGTTCCTCGCCGCGCTCCGCCGGCACCTGATCGACACCTACCAGTGGGCTGCCGACGCGGCGAAACTGGACCGCTTCATGGCCAGCGTCGAGGCCACGATCCGTGGGGACGTGAAGACGTGGAACCCCGACGGGGAGGCGTCGACGGCCGCGTGGCGCGAGATCGGCGGCACCGGCAAGGTCGCTCTTCGCCGCCTGCGCGAGTTGGCCGAGTAACTTGGGGGAGTAACCATGCGCTACGCACTGGTGTGCTGCCCCGAATGCGGCGATCTGTGGACAAAAGCGCGCCGTGACCCGCTGTTCACGCTCGGCGAGCGCACGCCTACAGTATGCAACGGCGAGTTCAAAGGTCGGTTCGGACACGAGCCGACACGTGTGGTCGTCGTCGACCTTGAGCCGGACTACATCGTCGACAGCCGTCACAAGCTGAGCAACCGAGAGAGCGACCGCTACCACACGCTCGCCAAGATATTCGCCTCTAACTCCAAGGAGTAACCACCATGGCCAAGATGACTGTCGCCGACGTTGCCACCGCGCTCCGCGATGCCGACGTGTCCACCCTGACCCCGGCGACCGCGCCGGACTGGCTCAAGATGATCGACTTCCTCCGCCAGCAGACGCTCGCTGCCATCGACGAGGTGGCCCTGCGCGCTGACGCGCTGGACGCACGTGAGAAGGCGGTCGCGGAGGCTGAAGCTGTGCTCGCCACCCGCAAGGCTGCCGTCGAGCGCATCATGTCCCTGCCGGGTGCGCACCCCGCCACCCCGCCGTCCACCAAGCGCTCCATGTGGAGCCTCCGGTAACTCAGGAGAGTAACCCATGTCCATCTACTGCCCTGCCCAAGGCCCGCCGCGCCTCATCCGGCTCATCCCCGCGCTCTTCCCCGACGGCTCGCTCGCCGTGCTGGACGAGAGGCGCAACTTCCTCATGGTGTCCGCCCCGCTGTTCGAGGGACTGACGCCCATCCAGCAGGAGCGGTGCCGGCGCACGACGCGCGCTATCACCATGCCGCATGACGTCGAACACCACCAAGACCCCATCCCCTTTGGCCGCAGCGCCGGCCGTAACTCGCAGGAGTAACACCCTATGCCCACCCTTCAGCAGCTTGCCGGCATCATGCCGAACATCCTCGACACCGGCATCAGCGTCGAGTTGATCTCGTCGCCCGGCATCGGCAAGTCCGACTTCGTCGAGCAGCTGGTCGCGTCGCGCACCGAGACCACCGGCATCAAGTGGGGCATGTCGCAGGCCTTCCTCGCGACCTACACCCCGCCGGACCTCATCGGCTACCAGTTCAAGGGTGAGCGCATGTGGCGCTCGCCGCACACTGGCGAGATGGAGCCGGTCGCCGTGACCGATCCGTCCATGCCGCTGTGGATGATTTCGTCCGAGGGCCGCCCGCTCTACGAGTACGAGCGCGGCATCCTGTTCCTCGACGAGTTCGGGCAGGGTGAGGCTGACGTCAAGCGCGCGGCGGCGCAATTGCTGCTCAAGCGCGAGATTGGTCCGTGGCGTCTGCCGCCCGGCTGGTCGGTCATGGCCGCGTCCAACCGCGCCAACGACCGCAGCGGCGTGACCAAGTCGTTCGACTTCGTCATCAACCGGCGCGTCGAGTACCACATCACCCCCGACCTGCTGTCGTGGGACGCATGGGCAATCTCGCGGGGTATCGACCCGCTGTTCGTGGCCTTCGCCCACCAGCACCCCGAGATTGTCTTCTCCGGCTCCGTGCCGAAGCAGCAGGGTCCGTGGTGCACGCCGCGCTCGCTCGTCATGGCGCATGACCTGCTCGTGGCGATCTCCGGCGGTGCCGGCCAGCCCATCCGCATGGATGATCTGGGTGCGGAGACCATGCGCGGCACCATTGGCGACGCGGCCACGGCGCAGCTCAAGTCGTTCATCGACGTGTCCATGCAGCTGCCCTCGCTGGACGACATCGTCGACGATCCGACGAAGTGCGCGTTGCCGACGCGTGCGGACGGTCAGATGCTCGTCGTGTTCCAGCTGGCGCACGTTGCGCACAAGGACATCATGCGGCCCGTCGGCACCTACATCAACCGGCTCGGCGCGTCGTTCGAGACCATGTTCATCAAGCGCCTCATCGGTCGGTCGCCGACGTTCGCCATGGACCCGGTCATCGACAAGATGGTCACCCGCAACGCCCACCTCATCCACGCGGTGGCGTGACGGTTACTCGCCGGAGTAACGGGGCGCGAATGCCCCACCGCCCCAACAGGAGCACGCACCAATGCGCACCACCTACACCATCACCCTGCATGCCGATCTGGCTGACGACGCCGAGAAGCAGGCAGCGCTCGACCAGTTCATCCGCGACCGCGCCATCGAGACCATTGCTCTCGTCAAGCTGCTGGGCCTGTCCCGTCCGCCGGCCATCACGGCGACGCGCCACCGCTATGGCGACGGCACGGTGGACATCGACGTCACATGACGCGCGCTATCATCGCCGACCGGCACTGGGCCTGCTGCCCCGACTGCAACAAGATGTGGCAGTCCAAACATCTGCGCGGCTACGCTCTTGGTTGCCGCACCCGGTTTGTGTGTATTTGCAGCCCACAGCCGCTCGCCCCCGGCGCCCCCCGCCTGATCGCTGTCGGTGACCTGCCGGAGCACAAGCCCGCCAAATACGTCTACGCCATGGCGAAGCTATTCGCCAGTAACTTGAAGGAGTTACCGAAATGAAGCTGCTCGAATTGACCCCCGCGCAGAAGGTGGAGTGGGAAGCCACCCGCACAGCGCTCATGTGGAGCGCCCCGGCGTTCACCCACCTGCTGTTCACCATCCTCGACTACCGGGCGCGCGACAACTACGCCAACGCGTTCTGGACGGACGAGGTGGAGATCGCCGCGACCGACGGCTGGCGTCTGCTTCTCAACCCCACGACGTTCTTGGCGATCCCGCTCAAGGACCGCGTGTTCATCGTGGCGCACGAGATCATGCACTGCATCTGGGCGCACCCCGCCACCATGAAGCACTGGCAGCAGCGTGGCTATGTGGTCGGCGCAAAGGGCGATCACATCCCCTACCACCACGAAGTGCTCAACATCGCTGCCGACCTCATCATCAACGACCTGCTGATCGACAGCAAGATCGGCACATTCCCGGCCATCGGCGGCCTGCACGACAAGAACCTCGCCACCGCTGTGGACGCCCTCAACGAGGTGTACGAGCGCGTCTACAACAAGACGCCCAAGCAGCCGCAGGGCGGCAACGGGCAGGGGCAGGGGCAGGGGCAGGGGCAGGGGCAGGGGCAGGGGCAGCCCGGTCAGGGTAACTCCCCGAGTAACGGTCAGGGTGCCGCCGGCCAGATGCCGTCCCATGGCGGCAAGAAGGCGTTCGACACCATGATGGACCCGGACGGCCATCCCGAGGATAAGCCCGCCGACGCCCATGCCAATGGCACGGCGCAGGGTGACGGTCGGTGGCGTCAGGCCATCGCCGAGGCTGCGGCTCTGGGCAAGGCGCAGGGGCAGCTGCCGGCCGGCATCGCCCGTGTCTTCGCCGAGCTGACGGAGCCCAAGGTCGACTGGTCCGGTGCCATCCGTGGCGCGGTCGCCCGCCGTGTCGGCTCGTCGGACAGCTCATGGCGTCGCCCGGACCGCCGCATGATCGTGCGCGACATCTACTCGCCCGGTCGCAGCGGTCACGGTGCCGGCACCATCGCGCTCGTCGGCGACACGTCCGGGTCCATGACCGACACCGAGATCGGCGTCATCCTGCGCGAGTTGCGGGGCATCTTGGAAGACCTCAACCCGCAGCGTGTCATCGTCATCTGGTGCGACGCCAAGGTCCATGCGGTCGAGGACGTCTACGACGCCAGCGACATCCCCTCCCTGCGGCCCAAGGGTGGCGGCGGCACCGACTTCCGTCCGCCGTTCCATTGGCTCGACGACGAGAGCATCACGCCGGACGGTATGATCTACGTGACCGACGGCTATGGCACGTTCCCGTCGAGCGCGCCCGACTACCCTGTGATCTGGGCCGACATCACCGGCCCCGGTCGCGTCGCCTACCCGTGGGGGGACGTCATTAACATCCCCCGCGACAGCCTCGCCGAGTAACTTCGCCGAGTAACCGGGGGCGCGCTATCACGGCGCGCTCCCACCACCCCAACAGGAGAACACCCATGAAATCCTACCGCCGCAATGATCGTGAAGAGACGCGCGAAATCGAGCCCATTACGCTGGACTTGCCCGCCGCGCTCATCCACAAGCCGCTGCACGTCGTCACCATGGGCGCAAAGGCCACCGCGATTGTCTACGAGACGGCCAACCGCGTCTGGAGCAGCGACCGTACCAACTATTTCGACGCTCCCGTGTTTCGTGTGGTGCTCACCGGGTTCAGCGACGCCGCGCGCAGCCGGCTGGCGTACTACAATGGGCACCGCGACGACGCCCAATGCTTCACCACTCTGCTCGACGTCGAGCTGTTCATTCGCGCGGCTGCCGTGGCGTGCGCCCCGGTCAAGAAGCGCGTCACGGTCGTCGAGGAAGACGTCTGACGGCGGTTACTCGCCGGAGTAACGGGGCGCGAATGCCCCACCACCCCAACAGGAGCACGCACCAGTGCCCATCAAGCCGCCGCTCGCCAAGCTCTTCCACGCTAACTCGCAGGAGTAACCACCATGGCTAGCCACTACTACGCTGAATGCGCCAGCGGCAAATCGCGCGCCAGCCGCACCGGCACTCTGAAGACCGGCATCCGCGCCGTCGTCGCGTCGTGGCAGGGGGCGTGCCACACCACCCTCTACGACAAGGACGGCGTCACTTATGTCCGCGTGCATCTGGCGTTGTGGGGTGGCAAGGGCACGTCCAAGCTGATCTACGACGGCCCCGTCGGGGAGTACGCGCCGTGAGCAATCCCCGCACCCACAGGCCGGGGCCGGGCTTTGCCGGCGACGCCGTCGAGCATGTGCGGCTCTACCATGGCGTCATGGACCTGCACAGCAAGAACATCCTGCGCACCATATTGCGCGGTGCGCTCGACAGCCACGCCCATATCGTCAAGGGACTGGCCGGCACCGCGACGCAGGCTTGGTTCGAGGACACGTTCAAGAACGACGTCGCGGCAGTCAACGATGCGATCTCGCTGCTGGACAGTAGCTCAGGGGAGTACGCGCCGTGAAGTATTTCGTCGCTGGCTGCCCGACATGCGGGCGGGTGTGGCAGTCCACCCATGCGCCGCTGCAACAGCTTAGCTCTCATTATGGGCTCTGTCGCGGCGGCACTGGCAGCCAAAAATACCCTATGACCGGCGACGAGATTGGACCTATCGCCGAGCATGTCACCTCGATGTATATCGTGTACATGCACGACCAGCCGCTAGCCGTCCGCAGCCATCAGTATAGGGAGGTAAACGGGCCGATCACCACCCTTTTACCCGCTGACGAACATGCTAGACTGTGGGCGCTCGCGAAGCTCTTCCACAGTAACTCCACGGAGTAACCTCCATGACCGCTGTCCAGATCGTAGGGTTGTGTGGCGTAGCGCGTGCCGGCAAGACCTCGACGGCCAACTTCATGAAGGTGGACAAGGGCTTCACCAACATCAGGTTCACCGACAGCATGGCCAAGATATGTCTCGCTGCCGGCCTGACACCCGACCACGTCGACGGACGCCTCAAGGACACCCCGGAGCCGTTACTCGGGGGAGCAACACCCCGGCAGTTCATGGTTGGCATCGGGCGCACGCTGCGCGCGTTCAACCCCGAGTTCTTCCCCGAACACTGGCGCAGGCAGGTGCGCGCTATCACGCCGACGCTGCACCCCATGCTCCGCAAGATCGTCGCTGACGACGTCCGCACGCCCGCTGAAGCCGCTGCGATCAAGGCCGAGGACGGCGTCCTCATCCGCATCATCCCCACCTATCCGGCCTATGCCAACGCCACCAGAGGCATCGACTATGACCCTGCGACTGAAGACCAGCAATTCGACGTCGACCACACCGTCCGCAACGCCGGAAGCGCGTTCGAGCTTGCCGGACAAGTCTACGCCATCCTCGCCGCGACATGGCCGCGTCCTCTCGGGTGACGTGCTCGCCATCGGGTACTGCCCGGCGTGCGACAAAGCCGTGTACCGCACGTTCAAGGCCAAGACCATTCACAAGCGCCAGTGGGGCATCGGCAGCGCTGCCTATCAGTGCGTCGGCGATGTTGTGCAGTCGCATGGGTTTCCTTACAGGGTGCGTACATGGGCGCATCCCGGCGAGTTCGTGACGTTGATCCAGATCAAACCCGTCGCCAGACAGCTGGGTCGGCGCTCCGCGCCTACGCTCCCTGTAAACCCTAACATCCTGTCTGACAAAGCGCGTGCGCTCATGGCGATCCTCGCGTCCAGCCGTCACTCGGTGGAGTAACCCATGCACGGGTTCCAGATCGAAGAGTTCCGTCGCTCCATGCTGGAAGCCACGTGGCTTCTCGTCATCATGCTGACCACGGCGTGCAGCATGCTCATCGTCGGCATGCACCACGTGTCTGAGCCATCCTCGACGGTCCTCATCGTTGCGTCTGGCGTTGTCACCGTCACCGCCATGTTCGCCATGCGTGCGGCGGCGAACGACGCTTGGCGGACGTACTGCTGGGACAACTACGACAGTGCGCTCGTCAGCCTGTACGCAGTGCTCGCTGAGGATGACGGCTCGCAGACCTACTTCGTCGCGCAGGAGCGGCACTCCGTCAAGAGCATCATGCACGCCTACAGCCCGGAGGACATCACGAAAGGCGTGAGATGGGCGCTCGCGCAGCGCAACCTCACCCATGGCTCGACGCTCGTGCGCTACTGCACCGACGACGAAGTCGCATTCTTGGAGAACGACAGATGACCAGACCCCGCACCTACGACAGCCGCGAAGCATTCATGTCCGCCCTCTCGGAGGCCATCGTTGCCGACGGCAGGACGCACGTCCAGCTCGCGCTCGCCACCAGCGTCTCGCATACAACGATCAGCCGCATTGTCAGCGGCGACACCCGCTGGCCGCGCTACACCACCATCTTTCCGCTCATCCAGACGCTGGGCCTCAAACTGTCGCTGGAACGTCGATGACGGTTACTCAGGGAGTTACCATGCGAGAGCCGTTCCGCGACTATCCCGAGGATATGCAAGAGCTTGAAAAAGTCCTTGCGGATGACGTCAAGGTGTTGTCGGTGCACCTCGCCCTGCTGCTGACTGGCGACGCTCCGGGCGTCAAGTCACCCCGCATCCCTATCGTGGCGATCATCAACGCTGCGCTTGAAGTCTACGGTAACCAGCCGTGGCTGGTCAGCGACATCAAGCGCCACTGCGAAGCGCTGGAAATACAAGCACGCATATACGCCAACAGATCAATATAGGAGCACCCAATGTCCCGTGAAACCAGACGGTACCGCGCCTGCACCAACGCCCAAGGCGAAGCGTACCTCTCCACCGTCCGCAGCGCACTTCAGCGGTACGTCAACGTGCCGGCCACGATCCCTGTCGACGTTGTCGCGCACGCCCTCATCAAGCCGGACGACGTCGAGATATGCCGCGCTGCCAGCCGCTTCTACGGCTTTCGGACAGCCCGGCGCGTGATCTCGGTCGACGTGCCGTTTCTGACCGCCAGCAACGAGCTGGTGTCGCAGCTGTTCAAGTTCGAGCTGCGCACCGGCTCGCTGCGCCTGCCCGAATACGTCCACAACGAGTTCGTCGTCGACCGCACCAACCTCTACTACGGCAACTTCCGCGAGTGCGTCGACAATCAGGTAGCGGCGCTGCTCAACGTCAAGAGCATCTATGCGGAGGTCCGGCACGTGCTGGCCGTATGGCCGGCTAACAATGCGCGCGCCGTCCTGCCGGGGTTCAAGGAGCTGGTCCCCGGTACGGTCACGGAGTACGTCCCGTGCAACCGCCTGCTTTTGCAGTGGTTCGACGTCTACGCTGCTGCCAAGATGATGCCGGAGGTCCAGTATTATGACCCGGACGAGAGCCGACCTGACGCAGTGATGATTATCTGCGAGAGCGTTACAGAATAGGTGCGCTATCATCCGGGCGTCGGGCGTGCGTTACTCGGGCAAGTAACTGTCTTGACTATGTCTTGTCTATATGTTAGCAGTATTGCACCCCGCCACCCCGATGCGACTACAACACAGGCCGCGCCATGAAGCGAATTTTTCTCGATTTCGAGAGCTACTACGACGACCTGTACTCGCTTCGCAAGATGACGCCGGCAGAGTACCTGCTGGATGCCCGGTTCGAGATGATCGGCTGCGCGGTCGCTGTCGGCGATGGGCCGTCCGACTTCATGGACGCTGCGCACTTCGACTGGTTTCTGCAACAGCACGACCCGCTCGACTGCATGGTGATCTCCCACAACGCGCTGTTCGACGCCTGTCTGCTGACGTGGCACTACAACTGGATGCCGCGCCTGTTCGTCGACACGCTGGCCATGTCCCGTGCGCTGCTGCAACACAAGCTGCGCTCGCTATCGCTGGACAGTGTCGCCCGGCACTTGGGGCTCGGCGTCAAGGGCACGCAGCTGATCCAGATGAAGGGCATGACCACCAACATGATCCGCTCGCGCGGGCTGTGGCCGGGCATGGCAGAGTATGCGCGCAACGACAACGACCTGTGCCGGGGCATCTTCAAGACGCTGCTGAAGGACTTCCCGGCGAAGGAGATCGTGCTGAATGACATGGTGATCCGCTGCGCGGCGGTGCCCATGCTGATGTTCAACCGCGAAATCCTGCACGAGCATCTTGCCGACGTACTGCTGAAGAAGCAACAGCTGCTGGCGCAGTGCGGCGTCACTGACGTCGCCGACCTGATGTCCAACGACAAGTTCGCCGAGGTGCTGTCGTCGCTGGGCGTGGAGCCACCCCGCAAGGTGTCGCAGCGCACCGGCAAGGAGACGTGGGCGTTCTCCAAGACCGACGTCGCGTTCATGGAGCTGGAAGAGCACGACGACCCCATGGTGCAGGCTGCTGTCGCCGCTCGCATGGGGTTCAAGTCGACCATCGAGCAGACCCGCACCGAGCGGTTCATCGCCATCTCCCAGCTTACTTGGCCGAGTAACCAAGGCCACGACATCCCGTGGGCGCCGATCCCACTGCGCTTCTCGGGCGCGCACACGCATCGCCTGTCGGGCGACTGGAAGCTGAACATGCAGAACCTTGGGCGCGGCAGCCGCCTCAGGTACGCGCTTGAAGCTCCGCCCGGCTACAAGGTCATGACGGTGGACGCCTCGCAGATCGAGGCGCGCGTCAATGCCACCCTGTGGGGGCAGGAGGACCTGCGGTTGATGTTCGAGCGGGGCGAGGACGTCTACTCGTCGTTCGCGGGCAACGTCTTCGGCTACCCGGTGAACAAGAAGACGCACCCCAAGGAGCGGTTCATCGGCAAGACGTCGGTGCTCGGGCTGGGGTTCGGCGTCGGGCACGTCAAGTTCTTCAACACGGTCCGGCTGAAGTCGAAGCAGGACTTGGGCGAAGAGATGATCCTGCCGGAGGGCGAGGCGCAGCGCATCGTCAACCTGTTCCGGGGCACCTATAACCGCATCTCGGCGGGGTGGGACATCCTCAACGGGCTGATCCCCGCCATGGCCGCCGGCACCGCCACCCAGACAATCGGCCCGCTCAAGTTCGGGGCGAAGGCGATCCGCCTGCCGTCCGGGCTCGACCTCAAGTACCACAACCTGCGTTACGAGACGCACGAGGTGTTCGGCAGTGGCTGGGTCTACGACTACGCCGGCAAGCCCAAGCGCCTCTATGGGGCTGCGCTGGACGAGAATGTCGTGCAGGCCATCGCCCGCTGCGTCACCATGGACGCCGCTGTCCGCATGCGCCCGTGGATGGACGCCAACGGGTGTTTCTTCGTGATGCAGGTGCACGACGAGCTGGTCTACGCCGTGCCAGACCACCTTGTCGACGACGCCGGGCAACTCATGCTGGACGAGATGCGCCGCCGCCCGACATACATGCCCATGCTGCCGCTCGACGCCGAGGTTGGTGTTGGGTACAGCTACGGCGACGCCAAGTAACTCGGGGGAGTTAATGTCAGATAAAATCTCGCGTCAGGCGGTATGCCCCCACTGTAGCTTTACTTCGTATCAACACGACTCCTTGCCGTATGAAAAAGACGGCCTTTCTTCGTGGGACTGGGCCTGTCGCGCAGTCGGCAGACGCAGGTACAGCGAGCATCTATGCAAGGATGGGCCTAACGCGGGGCAGTATAGTCACAGCTATATAGTTCACGTCTACGACCGCGAAGACGGTGGGGAAAAGCTGCCGTTGAAACAGGCCCAAGCCCGCGCCAAGCTGTTCGATGTCAACTATGTCGAGCCGCCCGAATATATTAACACTTACACGTCTACCGGCAGGCTGGTCGAAAAGTTCTACGCCAACATCGTTCGCGCCGCCATCGAAGCCGGTAACTCGGAGAAGTAACATAGGAATAGAAACCCTATTGACAGGGGGTTCTACCTTGTGTATACTTTGTCTGATCGTTGGAGCACCCCATGCAACATCATCTGACCCGCGACCATTATTGGGCCGCACTAAAGCTGCCGCCCGTCATGCTCGACACCCTGATGGCCCTCATCGAGAACGAGATCATCACGGTCGACTACCTGACGAACGTGACCCTGCACGGGCACTACGCCATCCACCGCCTGCGGCGCGTCCTCGCTGACGAGTGTCCGGCGACCGGCATCACCAGCGCTCGCGCGGTGGGGTACTGGATGACGCCCGAGCAGAAGGAAGAGCTGGCGGCCTACGTCGCTGCCAAGCTGGCTGCCAATCGCGCGCCGTTACTCGCCGAGTAACACCACCCCCGCACCCCGGAGCGATCCATGGGCCAGACGCCTGCGCCTCCCGCCAATCTGTACGCCATGGCTACCAATGCTTCGCACAGGAACGCGCTATCACCCGCGTCCCAGTCCATCCGGCAGACGTCGCTGGGCTCGAACACCTACAACGGTATCGGGCTCGGCGTCGTCAAGACGGTGCCGTGTATCGCCGACAGCGCTTGGCGCACTGAAGCTATCAACACGCGTTGTCACAGTTTTGACCACAGCGGGCTTGCCATCTTTACTATCTGGCTGGAAGGCTGGCAGCACATCCACGTCGCTATCTGTCGCCGCGCGGGTGACGGGCTTGTCGTGGTCGAAGACCCGGTCGCGTCGTTCCCATCCGACAACCTCATCGCAAAGATCGCTCTCATGGCAGCAGTGAAATGACCGGACCCGCCACAACCCAATACCGCAAGGTCGAAAAGCCGTTCTCTTGGTCCTACTCTCGGATCAAGAATTTCGAGACGTGCCCCAAGCGCTACTATGAGGTGGACGTCGCCAAGAATGTGCAGGAGGAAGACAGCGACCAGCTCGCCTTCGGCAACAAGCTGCACTCGGCGTTCGCGGCCTATCTGTCCAAGGGCACCCCGTTGCCGCCGGACCTGATCACCTATCAGGAGGACGTTGACCGCGTTGCCGGCATGAACGGCACGATGCTCGTCGAGCAGAAGCTGGCGATCACCAAGGACTTCGGGCCGTGCGATTACTTCGCGCGTAACGCTTGGTTCCGGGCGCAGGGGGACGTGCTGCGCATCGCCGGCAGGGTGGCCTATTGCGGCGACTGGAAGACCGGCAAGGTGAAGGAGGACAGCGTCCAGCTGGCACTCGTCGCCGCGTGTGTCTTCGCCCACCACCCCGCCGTGCTGGCCGTGAAGACCGAGTTCATCTGGATGGCTCTGCCGGCGCTACTGCCCGGTCCGCTCGTGCCCGCACTACGGAGGAGAGTGATATGTCGACGTACATGGACGCACTGCGGCGCAGCAACACTGTGCCGGAGCGGTTCTCGCTTAGAGACGTCATGCGCCGCACCGGCGACGAGGTGCTGCTCCGGTCGCTCTACAACGGGATGCCCCTGCCGGTCGGTGTCCTGCTCCGCGAGATTGTGGACAGCCCTATGGATCAGTCGCTCATATATACTGTTGTGACAGGCCCACGATTCAGCGTCGTCCAACTGAAGGCGGGCCTTCAGGAAGTCACCCACGGAAGTCCTAACTTCTGGCCGTTACCGGACAGCGTGCTGGCGAAGATGAAGCTGCTATCTGCCGCTGCTGGTAACTCGGGGGAGTAACAATGACCCCCGAGGGCAAAGTCAAAGCGGCAGTGAAGGCTGTTCTTGCCCGGCACACTGGGCTATACCATTTCATGCCCGTGCCATACGGCATCGGCGAGAGCAGTCTGGACTTCATCATCTGCTTTCGTGGCGTGTTTATCGCCGTCGAGACGAAGGTGCCGGGGAAGTCGATGACCCCCCGCCAGAACATACAGGCCGGCAACATCGCCGCCGCAGGCGGAGCTGTATTCGAGATCGCATCGCATTCAGACGTGGAGCGGTTCGCGGCGTGGCTCGACGAGCTGGCTGCAACCCCGGAGATAGAGAATGTCATTAGCCGAAGTGATGGTGAGCGCGACATACCGAAGCATCGTCGTGCCCCACCGCGCCGACGTGGCGAACCTATTCCCATCGAGTAAGCAGTTCGTCTTTCGGGGCAAGCCGCGCCTTGTCCTGCCGCACGACATTCAGGCGACCCTGACGCTGCGCCAGCTGGGCATGGACGTGCCGGCTCCGGTCATGTCGCAGTACGATTGGCCGCACCCCCCGTCCAAGCCGCCGTTCGAGGTGCAGAAGAAGACCGTGGCTATGCTGACCACGTGCCCGCGCGCCTACGTGCTCAACGACATGGGCACCGGCAAGACCGCGAGCGCCGTATGGGCGTTCGATTACTTGGCGAGTAACGGCTACGCCACCAAGATGCTGGTCGTGTGCCCGCTGTCCACGATGGAGGAAACGTGGCTCCGGCATGTGATCGAGTTCACGCCCGACCGCAAGGCGGTAGTGCTGTCCGGCACTGCTACGCGGCGCAAGCGCCTGCTGGCTGACCAGTCGGCGGACATCTACATCATCAACCATGACGGCGTGCAGGTGGTGCTGGACGAGCTGTACAAGCGCCCCGACATCGACTGCGTGTGCATCGACGAGCTGGCGGTCTACCGCAACGCCCGCGCCAACCGCACGAAGGCGATGACGAAGTTCGTCGCGCGCCGCCCGTGGGTCTGGGGTCTGACCGGCCGCCCGGCACCCCATGAGCCCACCGACGTGTGGGCGCAGTGCCAGATCGTCACGCCCCACACCGTGCCGACCCGCTGGACGACGTTCCGCGATGACCTGATGTTCAAGGTCGGCGCGTTCAACTGGGTGTCGAAGGACAACGCTGTCGAGACCGCCGTCATGGCCATGCGCCCCGCCGTGCGGTTCTCCATGGACGACGTCACCGAGCTGCCCGACTTGGTGTTCGAGACGGTCACGACGCCGATGGAGAGCAAGCAGGCGCAGGCGTTCGAGATGATGCGCGCCAGCGCTGTGGCCAAGATCGCGTCCCACCAGATCGACGCCATGAATGCGGGCGCGGTGCTCAACAAGCTGCTGCAAATCTCGGCAGGCTGGGTCTACACTCGCGACGGGCACATCCTCGACATGAAGGGGACCGGCAGGCTGCGGCGGGTGGAGGACGACGTCGAGGCTAACAGCGGCAAGACCATCGTGTTCGTGCCGTTCGTGTCCGCTCTGGACGGCGTTGCCGATGCACTTACTCGGGCGGGTAACCGTGTCGCCAAAATCTCTGGTGCCACCCCGTCGCGCGAGCGCACCGACATCTTCGCCGGGCTTCAGACGCATGACCTGTATGACGTGCTGGTCGCCCACCCGCAGTGCATGGCTCATGGCGTCACGCTGACGGCGGCCAACCAGATCATCTGGTACGCCCCGACGACCAGCCTTGAGATATTCGAGCAGGCCAACGCACGCATTCGCCGCGTCGGTCAGAAAAAGAAACAGATCATCCGCATGTATGTGGGCTCGACGGCCGAGCGTCGCATCTATACAATCCTACGAAGCCGGCAAAAAGTCCAAGATAAGATGTTGGAGCTATTCCAAGCCAACACGATCTAACCTACTATCGCACCCACGGAGAAGCACCATGTCATTCGAGAAGCGCATCGCGCAGTACGTAAGACTACGCGACCACATCAAGGCCGAGGACGAGGCTCACAAGGTCAAGATGCGGCCGTTTCGCGACTTGATGGGCAAGCTGGAAGCGGAGCTGCTGAAACAGCTGGAAGCCACTGGTCAGGACAGCGCCGCCACTGCCGCCGGTACCGCCTACCGCAGCAAGCGCGAGTATTGCTCGCTGGAAGACGCCAGCGAGTTCATGCGCCACGTCATCGGCAGCGAGGACTGGGACCTGCTCGACCGCAAGGCCAACACCGCTGCCTGTGTGAAATTCGCCGAAGAGAACGGTGGCAACATGCCGCCGGGCGTCAAGTACACTGCCGAGTTCGTCGCGAACGTTCGTCGGAAGTGAATTACTCCACCGAGTAACCCCTGAGAGAAGAGGACATACTATGAGCAAAGCGCTCGTCAACGTCGATCCGTTCGCAGCCATGGCTGCACAGTTCGCCCTGCCCGCCGTCTTCGCCAACCAGCCCGTGCAGGATGAGCTGGGTGCCGGTATCGAAGGCTCGTTCGGCATCGTCGGCTACAAGGGCAAGGTCTGGCGCATCCGCTATCGAGGCAACGAGGAGGTCGTCACCCGTATCGACGACGGCACCCCGGCAGCCGCGCTTGAGCTGGTTATCGTCAAGGCCAGCCCCCACAAGGCCAAGACCTATTACGCCGGCTCGTTCGTCGAGGGCACGCAGGAGCGCCCCGACTGCTGGTCGAACAACGGCGTGACGCCGGACCCCGGCGTGACCAACCCGGTTCACACCGCCTGCGCCACGTGTCCGATGAACGTGTTCGGCTCCAAGACGTCCGACAACGGCTCCAAGGCCAAGGCGTGTCAGGACCACAAGCGCGTCGCCGTCGTGCCGCTCGACGACATGATGAACGAGAGCGGCGGTGGGCCGATGCTGCTGCGCATCCCCCCGGCGTCGCTTCAGGCCGCCAAGGAGTACGGCGACAACCTCACGCGGGCGAACATCCCGATCTATGCCGTCGGCACGCGCGTGCTGTTCGACATGAACGTGGCGCACCCGCAGTTCATCTTCAAGCCGATCCGCGTGCTGACGGACGAGGAAGCCGAGTACATCAACGCCCTGCGCACCGACCCCCGCGTCGACCGCATCCTCAACGAGGGGACGGACTTCGCGGCGGCTGCGGCGTTGGAGGCTCCCCCGCTGCCCGACGAGTTCTCTGCGCTCGCCGATCAGGCCGCTGCCAAGGCTACGGCCCCCAAGGCTGCCGCCCCCAAGCCGGCGTCGGCCACGGCCGCCGTGCAGGCCGCCGCTGCCAAGGCTGCCGCTCCCGCCGCCAAGGCCCCTGTAGCGGCTCCCAAGGCCGTTGCGCCGCCTCCGAAGGCTCCGGTGGCCCCCAAGGCTGCCGCGCCCGCCCCTGCGGCTCCCAAGGCCGCTGCCGCGCCGGTTACTCCGGCGAGTAACGCTACCCCGGCCGTCAAGCCGTCTGCGGCACAGGTGCTGGCCAATGCCCGCGCCAAGCAGGCCGCTGCTGCCGCAGCCGCAGCCGCCGCTGCCGCAGCCGCCGCAGCCGCTGAAGCCGCCGCTGCCGAGGCGGAGGGTGGCGAGGTGATCGAGGGTGAGTACGCCGAAGAGGGCGAGTACACCGAAGAGGGCGCTGAGGGCGCTGAGGGCGCTGAGGGCGAAGCGACCGTCGACGATCTCGACGCCGAGCTGAAGGCGCTGATGGGCGATTGAGCCCGAGCACATGCGGGGCCGGGGGAAACTCCGGCCCTAACTACCTCTTGGGACATGGGCGGCGGCAGTGAACATCAACGAGGCGAAAAGGTATCTGGCACGTGTTCTGCCATGGCCAACCGACGGGGGTGACTGGTTCGTCAACCTCCACACCCTGCGCGACGTTGGGCGTCGCGACAAGAAGGGCAAGCCGATCCTGATGCCGGGCGGGCGTCCGTTCAAGGACGTCGGGCGCGCGGCGAACGCGATTGAGTGGTGGCTGACCAAGAGCCAGCACAACACGGACATCTACGCCTGCATGTCGGCACAGGCCACGGCTGTGACCCGGTACGACGACAACGGCAAGGCGTTCCTGACGGCGGTGCGCAACACCCAGAACACGCTGTGGTGCAAGTCGCTCTACATCGACGTCGACGTGAAGGCGCCGCCCAAGGGCTACGCAACCCGCGAGGAAGCGCTTGAGGCGATCAACGCGTTCATCGAGGCTCTTGGCATGCCGGAGCCCAGCGTCATCGTCGACAGCGGCAACGGCTTCCATGTCTACTGGACCGTCGTGGACCCGGTCACTCCGGCGCAATGGTGGCCCTATGCCTACGCGCTCGCCGAGGCTACCAAGGCGTTCGGGCTGCGCTGCGATACCCAGTGCACCGTGGACGTGGTGCGCATCCTGCGCGTGCCGGGCACCTACAACTACAAGTCCGATCCGCCGACCACGGTCTCGATCCACCACTGGCGGGACGGCGACTATTTCTGGAAGCATCTGACGGGGCCGTTGGAGCCCTACGTCGGCAGGGTGGTGATCGAGACCGATATGTCGCAGGAGTTCGCGGCGCTCGGGCGCATGTCCGGGCCGATGGTGGCTAACGAGCTGGGATCGGGCATCGAGCCGAACAAGGCACCAGAGGTGGACCTTGCGAAGGTCATCAATGATTGCGCGTTTTTCCGTGACACTGTGGTGGACGGCGGGGCGAAGAACGACAACCCCCTCTGGGTGCTGACGCTGCTGGCGGCGACGTTCTGCGGCGAGGACGGGGCGGAGCTGGCGCAGGCGATGTCCGCCGGCCATGAGACCTATGACCCCGACACCGTGGCGACGCGCTACGCCGAGAAGCTGGCCGAGAAGACCCGCCGCAATCTGGGTTGGCCGTCGTGCAAGGCGATCTCCGGTGCCGGTGCGCCGCAGTGCTCCACGTGCCCCCATCTGGCTGCCGGCAAGAGCCCGATGCGGTTCGGCATGCCGGACGATGTTACTCTCGCGAGTAACACCCCGCCACCCCGCCCGGTGCCCGCCGCCGTGCAGGCGCTGTCGCAGCAGACCGGCATCTACCAGATCGCCATGAACACTCTGCCGGACGACTACGTCCGTCGGCCGAACGGCATCATCGCTCAGGTGGTCACTCCGTCCGATGGTGGTGCCCAGTTCGAGCAGGCTGTGTGCCCCTACCCGCTGTTTGATGGCTGGCTTCAGCGTGACCCGTGGACGATCAACTTCTCGACCGTCGTGTCGGGTGGTAAGCAGGAGCGCGTCGCAGTCCGCTACGAGGACATGAGCGGGTCCGAGACGTTCCGCAAGACAGTGCTGCGGTTCGGGTTGGCGTTCGACAGCGAGAAGACGTTTGAAAGGCTGAAGGTGTTTCTCATGGCATGGATTAACAAGCTGCGCGACGGCCCCCTCGCCATTGGGTCCGGCCATACGTTTGGCTGGTCGACGAACGGCACCAAAGAGGACGGTTTCATCTACGACGGGCATCTGTATGGGATGGACCCGGAACCCCGCCCCATGGCCATTGCCGACCCGGTGATCGCCGAACAGTACCGCCCCCGTGGCGACATAGGTCCGTGGGTTGACGCGCTCGACATCGTGCTGGGGCGCGAGCGCTACGACCTTGAGGCTATCGTGGCGTCGGCGTTCGCCGCACCGCTGGTGAAGTTCACCGGGCACTCGGGCCTCATCATGGCGGCGTACTCGGAAGCCTCGGGCGTCGGCAAGACCACGGCGATGAAGATCGCGCAGGCTGTGTGGGGCGACCCCAAGCGCGCCATGCAGCAGCTCGACGACACCCAAAACTCGGTGTTCAAGAAGATCGGTCAGATCAAGAACCTGCCGATGTACTGGGACGAGATCAAGGGCGAAGAGAACCTGAAAAACTACGTGCGCATGATCTTCTCCATGGCCTCGGGCAAGGAGAAGTCCCGCATGCGCGCCGATGCCACCATGAACCTGTCCGGCACGTGGAAGACGCTTCTCGTTTCGGCGAACAATGAGAGCCTGATCGACTACATCATCCGGCAGACCAAGCAGACGAGCGCCGGCCTCATGCGCGTGTTCGAGTACCCCGTGGTGTCCCGGTCGGACGGCAGCATGAAGACATCGTCCGTGCAGGCCTCTCTGGGGCTGCTGGACGAGAATTACGGGCAGGCCGGGCTCATCTACGCCAAGTGGCTCGGAGCCAACTGGGAGCGCGTTGCCAAGGACGTGCTGGCCATGTCGTCGGCATTCGAGAAGCGGGCCAAGGCCACGACCGACGAGCGGTTCTGGATCGCCCTCATCGCCGTGCTTGTCCTCGGGGCAACCTACGCCAACAAGCTTGGGCTGGCGCAGTTCAACACGGCGAAGCTGCGGGAGTTTCTGTTCGAGCAGCTGGAAGCGATGCGGGGTGTGGGGGACGCCCAGCCGGTGGATATGTCCAAGGGCATCAACGTCGTCAACGTCCTGTCCCGGTTCCTCGCGCAGAAGCGGGCGCGCAACACCCTCATCACCAACCGCATGCACGTGTCTCGCGGCAAGCCGCCTGCCGGGATCAACACCCTCAACGAGGCGACCAAGCTGGACGAAATTCAGGTCCATATGTCGGTCGACGACAAGCTGCTGCGGATCGTCTCGTCGGCGTTCTCGGACTGGTGTCAGGAGCACGGCATCTCGCGCCACCAGTTCACCAAGGCACTGCACGACCAGTTCAACGTGCACGAGACGGTGGGCATCATCGGGGCCGGCACGCCCTACAAGTCGATGGCGCAGTACGTCATCCAGCTCGATCTTGCCGACCTCAAGATACAGCCGTTCATGGATACCTGATTACTCGGGGGAGTAACTTCATGCGCTATATCGTCTGCGCCACCTGCGGGTCGTCTAGAGCGCTCCCGGTGTCACCGGCACCGGCAAGCACGCGAGAGGACGTCATATGCAGCGTCGTTGGGGCCGGCACCCATGTCGGGACGTGCGCGCATTGCACGTCTGGCTTCGACGCGACGGTCGGCAGGAAATACGTCGTGGAGAGCGACACCCTCGACCACCACAAGCTCCATACCCTAGCGAAGCTGTTTGACTGCACCACAGGAGACACCAAGCATGGCCGCCCCTAGACCCCGCTACTACAGCCGCGACAGCATCGTCTACGACCGGGAGTGGTTCCCACAGCTGAAGGCCTCGCCGCCGCCCCCCTTCACCCTCGCACGCTGCCGCAACCCCCGCGTCGCAAGGGTGCTGGCCAAGACGCTCAACCAGACCAACGTCGAGCAGTTCGAGCGCGATCTCGCGGCAGACGCACCAGCATTCGAGGACTAGATCATGCTGACCCAAGAACAGATCGACACGCTGGGCGCAATCGCCATCACCATGACCGGCAAGCCCTCGACGGAGGCTGTCGTCGAGGCGCTGGTCTCGATCCTTCAGCAGGACGTCCACATGGTCAACAAGAGCGCCATGCTGCTTTACGCAGCCATGTCGCCGGAGATGCGTCGGACGGTCAGGGGGATCGCAGAGACGTCGCGCGACAGCGGGCTCGCCGCTGCTTACGAGTGGGCGGGGTGGGTCCACGATCACGCCGCTAAAACGTACGTGTACCCGGATAAGCCGGGCCGGCGGCGCTGACGGTCACACCCCGTCGCGCCAGCCCCGGTTCTTGCTCGCGGGCATGACGCGGAGGTTCTTCTTCCCATTGCCGCCACCGCTGCGCAGGGGCGTCTTGTGGTCGACGTCCTTGCCGTCCCCCTTCCGCACCTTGCCGGCCTTCTCCATCTCGGCGCGCGCCTGATTGCGGGCGACGCGGTTCGCCACCTGCTCGGGCCGGGCGTTGTAGCCCCGGCTCATCTCGCGCATCTGCGCAGGGGTGCGGTGTGACTTCGGATCGCGCTTGCCGCCAGTGGCCATGGTTACTTCCCCGAGTTACTGGTCGTTATAGACGTCGTTGCGGTCGTAGATGTGCTGGTTGCGGCGGTTGGTCCGCATGCCGCCCACCACCGTCTCGTCGCGGGTCTCACGCTGGCGCGTCATCACAGCTCTGTCAAGCTGCTGACGAGTGATGCGGGCGGCCTGCGCTCCAACCGGCAGCTCCCTGTTGTACCGCTCCACCTGCCCCCAGATGCGCATGCGCTCGCCCGGCGTGGCCTTGATGTAGGCCGCCGTCAGCTCGCTGCGCACCCGCTGCTCGGACCTGTTGGCCTCGCTGAAGGCCCGGCGGTGCTCCTGACGCTCGGCCTCTGCCGCCGGGGCGAAGCCCAGCGCCCGGACCGCTGCCTGATAGGGGGTGTAGGGCTCGACGATCTGACGGCCCATGCGGTCGGTCTTGCCGCCCATAGCGCCGAAGACGGACCTCTGTACGTCTCGCGCGGCCTTGAGCGGGATCATCTTGTCGGCGGCTGCCACGACGTCCTGCCGGAACAGGGCCTGCACGCCCTCGACCTGCTGGATGATCGTGCCGACCGGAGCGCCCATGGCCGTCTCGCCGAGCCACGCCATGATGTCGCGGCGCTTCTCGGAGTTGGGCTGGCCCATGGTCACCAGCGACGACAGCGACATGCGGTTCGCCACGTCGACGCCGATGGCGCGGACAAGGCCCCGCGTCGCCAGCTCTCCGCCGGTCGTGCCGAGCAGCCCGGCAGCCCCGCGCCGTATCATGTTCTCGAAATCGTCGTACGAGAACGTGGTCGCGCCGAGCGCGTTGGCGGCGATGAGGGCGATCTTCACAGGCTCAAGCGGCAGGCCAAGTGCGCCCGCCACCATTCCGTGGGTCATCATCAGGCCGGCGAACTGGCGCATGGCCTCCCTGTCGCCCTGAAGCGACTTCCGCATGGTCTTGCCCAGCAGGTAGTAAGTCTTCTGGCCGAACTTCTTGAACTGCAAGGCGACGCGGCCCAGCGGGTGCTGGAAGATCGGGGCAGCGTTACTCGACGAGTAATTGCCCATAGTGTCGTGGACGACTTCGGTCGCGTACTTGAGCGATGCGTTGTGGTCCTTGGTCTTGGCGAACTCAAGGCGGTAGGCCGCCACAGCGGTGACGCTGCGGTTGATCGCCTCGACGGCGGCACCCACCTGCCGGGACATCAGGTCAGCACGGTCCAGTGCCCGGCTCGGAGCCCAAGCGTCGGGGCGGGACTGGAATGCCACCTCCATGCCGCTCTCGCGCTCGAACAGGCCCCTGTCGTGCAGGTGCTGCAACAGCGTGCCCAGTCGCCCGGCTTCACCCGCGTCGGTGTTGCGCGCGATCTCCGCCGAGAACGTCTTGACGTAGTCGGTGAACCCCGACGAGTTGCGGTACGCCGACAGGGTGTCCTTGAACCCCGCCATCAGCCCGGACTTGGCACCGATAAGGTCATACGCCCCCACCAGCGTCTTGGACGTTGCGCCAGCGCCATGCCGCCCGCCGATGACCGGCAGGGAGGTCGTCCACGGCTCCGCCGAGTTGATGACGTGGTAGGAGACGCCGGCCAGCTTGTCGAGATGCGACAGCTGAAGCATGCGCCGGATCGCGGTGTTCGCCGCCGTCGGGGCGATCTGCGTGTCGGCGTTGGCACGCGCCTCCATGGTCGTGTAGATTTCGTCGCGGCGCAGCGCCGTGCCGTCATCCTTCGCGTTCTTGTAGTCCTCGATCACCTTGCGCATCGCAGCGAGGTTCGCGTCGATCTCAGGGCGATGCTTCTGCCCGGCGATGAAGTTGGCGGACGACACGGCGAACTCGGCCGTGTTGCGCACCATGTCGGAGCTATAGCCGGTCACCCTGCGGCGCGGCAGGCGGGAGGACGCCAGACGCCCACCGCTGAGCCGGAGGCTGGCCTGCGCCAGCGACTGGATGACCTCGTTCTTCTGCGCCTGCGTCATGTTGCGGAAGCGGTCGCGCTGCTCCATCGACTTGACGATGGTCGCCATCTCCGACGACAGAAGGCGGCGGTCACCCCCCTCATAGTCCTTGTGCTCCCGAATGCCCTGCATCTCCATGCCGTCAGCGGCCAGCTCGGCAGCCGCGCGCTCCGCTGCGCCCATCGACGTGTGGAACTCGGTGTGCTGGGTCTGCACGTAGACGTCGTAGGCCGGCACCGCGTTGGGGTCCTCGGCGTCAAGCACCTTCTTCGGGTCGGCCTTGTCCACCCACGTGATCTTGGTGTCGATGTGCAGGTCCGCATCGGGCCGGGAGACGTACGCCTCGGCGGCGCGGCGAGACTTGGCATCGGAGCCCATCGCGAAGCGGATGGCCGTGCGGCCCGACTTGTCCTCGACCAGCATCGCCCCATCGGGCGCAGTGATCTTGCGCGTGCCGGTGACGACGAACTCGCCACGGCGGCGCAGGGGCAGATACCAGCCGTCGATCTTCTTCAGCTCACGGGCGTTACTCAGGGAAGTAACCAGCGCCATGTTCTTGATCTTGGGGTCCGTACCGGCCTTCTCTTCCGGCGTCAGACCATCCTCGTGGATGCGCTTGGCGAGCCCCGGCTCGTCGATGCCGGCGATGCGCAGGATGTTCTCGACCTGCGCCAGCGCCATGGCGTCCTGCTCGCTGCGGAAGAACGCCTCGGCCTTGCGAATGCCCGCCTGAAGGTCGTCCGGCAGCGCGGCCAGACGGCTCTCGATGTCGGCGAGGCGAGACTTGCTCTGCCACCCCGCCATCTTGTCCTTGCCAAGGTGCGTGTTGTCGCCGAACGGGTTGACGTTGTAGACGGTCGCGTCGTGGGCAACGTCCACCGCCTTGGCCCACTGCCCGTCTGACACGTACTTGCGCTCAAGGTCCGCCAGCGTCCGGGTGACATCGTTGCCCCCGCCATCGCGGTTGAGGTGGGTGTCGGCAGCCACACGCAGGCGCTCGATACCCTCGGCCACAAGGCGCGGAGCCTCGCTACCCTTGAACGCCTCAATGGCCCGCTCGCCCAGCATCATGTTGGTCGAGACGCTGTCCTTGAACTTGCGCCAGCTGCGCCCCACCGTCTTGCGCCAGTCGCCGGCCGACATGGTCATGTCGCGGCGAACCGTGGACAGCATGGCCTCGGCCCCGTCGGACATGACGTTCGGCAGGGTGATGTCCTCGGGCTTGATCGGGTTGTCCTTGACCAGACGGTCGAAGAACGCCTTCAGCTCGGGCTCCGGCAGATGCTCCTTGCCGGTCAGCTTGGAGACGATCTTGCGGTACGCCTGCGCGATGCGGCTGAAGAAACGGTCCATGACCGTCATCGGCTGCTCGCTGGTCTGCGCCCACCGGGCCATGCTGTCGGCGAAGAACTCGTTGAACCCGAACCAGTAGCTTCTGTCGGACATATCCACGGCGGCGAGGTCTTCGTTGCCGTGGTTTTTCTTGATAGCCTCTCTCGCCGATTTCAACGCGCGCAGGCTACGAATGTGGCCATAGGCTGTCTTCGTCGTCGCATTGGCAAGCCAGCGCGTATACGCGTCCATGATCTGCGTCTTGAGGGCGGGGTCTTTGGCCGCCATCTCGTTGAATACGCGGTGCATGACGAGGTGGCCAAGCTCATGGCCTACCGTCTCGATGGACTGCGCCCGGCTCATCCCCTTCTTCAAAACTATAACGTTGACGTCGCTGCCGCTCCTGATCGCCCCGCCGAGGGCATCAACATCCGACGTGAGGTTAGGATACGCCGCCCGCGCCGTTACGACTACGTCAGCATACTCTCTTGGGGTCAGCCCAAGGCTCTCGGCGATCTTGGTCGCATTGTTCCCCTTCAGGTCTTCCGGGTGAAGCACCAACACGCGGCCGGGGAAGTTGACCAGCTCCTTCAGCTCGCGTGCATAGCCACCCAGATCATCGGACATGCTCTTGCCGACCGTGACGCTTTCGGAGCGAGTACGGTTGAATGCGTTCTCGGCGGCTTTGGCGGCTTCCATCTCAGCCCGGAACGCCGGGTCTTGGCCGAGAGCGTCCTCGACAGCCTTACGGCCGGCGGCACGAGCCTCTTCAACACGCGCCCGCTCGATGACGCGAGCGGCCTCATCCTTGACGCGGGCTTCTGTCTCGGCCCGACGAGCGTCGTCAGCCTTCTCTGCGATGCGTGCGCGGCGGGCAGCGCGTGCCTCTGCCAGCGCGTCCTTCGCACTTATCACATCCAGCTGCGCGTCAAACTTACGCTTGGCTGCCAACTCACGCGCACGGGCGATGGCCTCTTGACCCTTCACCCCGATCTTGCGGGACGGCAGGCGCTCCACCTTGGGGGCGGCGGTGTTACTCTCGGGAGTAACCTTGGGCGGCGGGCCTTCGGCGCGGCGGGCTGCGACACGGTCCTCTGCCGCCTTGCGGTCGGCGTCAATGTCTCCAAGGACCGTATCGCCGTCGTCGGCGTAGCGCGCCGGCCTGTCGTCGACGACATGCAGCGCTTCATCCAAGTCCACGCGGCTGTGGTACGGCAAGCCGGCGTCGTACTCGCCTTCACTCGCGCCTTTGCCGGGCGTCTTGGCGTCCTGATCCGCCGACCGCTCCATGGCGTTGCCGCCAAGGCCGGTGACAGTCTTGGACTTCGCGTCGGCTTTCTGCTCGGCGACGAGACGGGCGATCTCGGCTTCGCGGCTCTCGGCTGCACGGGCAGCCTCCTGCTCAGCCTTCTTCTTGGCGCGGACAGCCACCTTGCCGCCATCACGCTTCGGCTCCGTGTTGGGCTGCGCCTTGGCTGCGGCAGCGGTCTCGACTTGGTTCTCATGCGCACGCTGAAGCAGCGCCATGGCGGCCTTGTCTAGGCGAGCGCCGGGAGTGCGGGCCTGCTGCTCCTGAATGTTCTTGGCGAGACGCGCCCAGTCAGCCGGCTGCCGGCCTTCCTTCTCAGCCTTGGCGATCTCCTTGTTGGCGTCGCGGTAGAACTTACGACGCGCATCGGGGTTGGCTATGGACGCGGCCTTCTCAGGCACGCCCTGCGCCGAGCGGTCCGACGCTTCGTTACTCTTGGCGATCTGGCGGTCGCGGCGTGCAGTCTCTGCCGCTTCCTTCTTGGCCTGCTCGGCGTCGACCAGCACGCGCCGGCCCTCGATCACCTTGGCAGGCGGCTCCACAGCCACGGTGTTGCCGGGGGTCTTGTTGGCCTCCAATGCCGCCCTCTGCACCCCGGCGGTCTGGTCAGTACCGGCAGCAGCCTTGACCTCGATCCCATCGGGCGTGCGCTCGACGACACCAACCGGCGTCTCGCCGTCTGCAATACGCGCGGCGACTTCCTGCTTGTTGACCGGGCCAAGACCCAGCAGCTCTCCATCACGCCCCTCCTTGATGGCCGCATAGACGTCCTTCATCTTGAGGCGGGTGGGGTCGATGATGTAGATGCCCTTCTTGGTCGGCACCAGCGACAGCCCCTGCTCCTTCGCACGGGCCAGAAGCTCCGGGGGCATCGGCGTGTTCTTGGGGACCAGCGCGGCAGCGACATCGCCGTCGACCACCTTCTGCACCTGATAGCCCAGCATCACGGCGGGCTCGGGCGCAGTGCGGCCGGTGTCGTCGAACGGACGGGTCGCAGCCGGGGCGGTCTCCATGGTCGGCGGGCGCGGGTCAGCCGTAGCCGGTGCCGCCTCGGGCTCGATCCAGCGCTCCTGCACGCGGCGAACTGCGTCGCCCACCGGGTCGGGGACGGTGGCGGTGGCGGTGTCGGGCGTGGGCTCCGGGCGGCCGGGCTGCTGCGGGTCCGTCCATCCCTCCTGCACGCGGCGGGTGGCCTCCGCGACGGGGTCCGGCACAGCCGGGCCTTCCATGATGTCCTCGGGGCGGACGTTGTCGAGCGTGATGGCCTGACGACGCGTGCGGTCGGTCGCCTCCGCGACATCCGGCGGCACAGCGGTAGGGTCAGCCGGCGCAGCCTCGGGCGCGGCGGGGGTCTCTGCGGGCTTATCAGGCTGGCGCGCGGCAAGAGCTGCTTGCTGGTCAGCGGGCACAGCGTCGGTCGGGGCGGTCTCAACGGCCTTGGTGCGGCGGTTACTCCTGCGAGTAACAGGGGGAGTGACCACAGCATCGGCCGCTGTCGGTGCTGCCGGCTGGACATTGGGGGGCGCAGGCGCTGCCGCTGCGGACGCGGGGGTCTGCTCACCGGCCGGAGCTGCAAGGGCGGGCTCGGGAGCTGGGGCCTGACCGGCAATGGGGGCGTCCGGCTTCGGCTCGGGCTTCTCGGGCTGACGCGCAGCGAGAGCTGCCTGCTGGTCCGCCGGAACGTCGCGCTGGTTGTCGCCGGGGCGCTCGCGGGTCATGCGGTGCGCCGCGTAGTGCGCGCCGGAGCCGGCGAGGCCAAGCGCACCACCAAGGATACCACCCTTGATGAAGTCGTCCATGAAGCTGTCGAACGAGAACGCCTCGCCTGTCTGGGCGCGCTGGTTGGCGATTTGAGCGGACGCGTTAGTGCTGCCACCCGATGCGGCACCGGCTGCGGCATTCACACCAGTGTCGATGGCCAGTGCGCGGGCGTTGCGGCCGACCGACTGGCTCGCACCGGGAATGAACCTCTGGGCCGCTGCGAACTGGGCACCGCCGATAGCTGCCGACGTGCCAAGCTGTCGACGGTCGTACAGCGCGTTGGTGAGGGAGATGCGGGCTTCCTGCTCGGACATACCGCGCGTCCGCATCTCACGGTATGCACCGGAGGTCTTCTGAAGCTCCGCATCGTCCATGCGGTTGAAGCGGTTGAGCGCCGCGTCGATGTCCTGACCGACCTGCACCGCAGCGCCGGCAGCAGCAACGCCGGCTGGGCCGCCGAGCGCGTGCGCACCGAGCAGCACCGCGCCTTGCGGGATGACGCCCATGAAGTTGAGGACGGCTGCGCCGGCAAGGTGATTGCGGCTGTTTTCCAGAGCGTCCTTGGCCCCCGGCGACATACTGTCGTCGACCTTGGACTTGAAGTAGTTGAACAGCCGGTTCATGCCACGCGCGAAGTCGTGCGCGTTCGGGGCACCGGGCCTACCGTCTTCAGTGTTCGGGACGTTGGCAGCGGCAGCCTGCGCACTGGCAGACGCTCCGGCACCTAGAGCGAGAGTGTCGGAGATAACCTTTTTGCCGAGATCGAGAAGGCCGGGGCTCTCGTTGGCACCTTCCGGCGCACCGCCGACGCCATATCCGGGGAAAGTTACTTCCGACATAGTGCCCTCATTCCACGCCGTTCGCGCGCCCCATCATAGCAGCTCTGTCGGCGTCGTCCAGCACACGACCGCGCCCTTCGCGACGCGTCCGTTCCCGCTCGCCTACACGCTGTACACGGTCAGCCTCGGCGCGGATCGCCTGACGGCGGTTCTGGCGCATCTCAGGCGACACAATCGGAACGTGGTCGTTCCGGGCTGCGTCGCGCATGGTCCCGTTAATGGCGAGACCCAGATCGCGCATGATGCTTCCGAACTCACCCTCACCCTTGGCTCGCCGCTCTTCGCGACGCGCAATAAGCGGCATGGCATCACGGCGCGCGTTCTGGATTTGGCGCAGCGTGTTGGGGTCCATGGCGATGACACCGCCGAACTCCTGCGGCTCTCCGCCCGGCTGCTCGGGCCGGCGGACCATGACAACCTGCAAGTTGCCGGCGGCGTCCTTGTCGGGCAGGACGCGGAACGGCGGCTGACCGGGCACGGGATCGGGAGCCGTGATCATGATGTGCGCAGCGTCCGCTGCCTGCTGCGGGGCGTGGCCCCAGATAGCGAAGCGAGCGGCGACGTCGATCATGTTGTTGTAGACGCCCGACGCGATTGACCGCGACCGCTGGTCGTGGCCATAGACACTCTGGAACGTCTCGTTGCCGTTGGCACCGCTGGCGCGCGGGTCCAAGCTCTTCGTCATGGTGGCGTCGATGTCCGGCAGGACCGACCGGATGTTCTCGGCGGTGGGGCGGTGGAGGCGCGCGGCGTCAGCCCGCCTGCCATCTTCCGTACGGCGCGCGGTCAGGATGGTCTGCTGCTGCTGGTAGCGGTGCTTCGCCGCTTCCATGCGAGCGTCGCGCTCCTGCTGCTCGCGCCGGGCCAGAGCATCGCGCTCGGTCCGTCGTGCGTCTCGCGTGTCTGCTCGGTCTTCAATGTACGCCGCGCCACGCTGCTGCGCGTCCTGCGCACGGATCGCGGCAAGCTCTTCGTTGTGCACCTTCAGCTTGTCTTCATAGTCCTTGATCGCTGCCTGATTACGCTGGTTGACGGCGGCGCGCTGGGCAGCGTTCATCTCCTGCTTGATCTCGACTAGCGTCGGACGCACCGGGCGCGGCGTGACAGGCTCGCGGCTCGGGCGGGCTTCAGCCGCTTCGCGCCGGCGGGTCATCTCGGTCGGCAGGGCGCTGGACCGGGCGACAGCCGTCGGCGCACCGGGAGCCGGGGGCGCGGTCGGGGGAGCAGTCGGGGGCGGTGCCTCGGGCGCAGCGGGGGCTGGCGCAGCCGGAGCAGCCGGGGACGACGGGATCGGGGAGGCCGGAGCAGGCACGGGGGGTGTGTCCGGGGCCGGAGCGGTGGACGCAGGCGGGCTACCGGCGGGCGGAGCCGCAGCCACGTTAGGACGAGCCGCCGGAGCGGGCTCAGCCTCGGCGGGAGCCGGAGCAGCCGGGGTCGTCGGAGCCGCAGCGGGAGCGTTACTCCCCGGAGTAACCGCCGGCTCGCCGCGCATGTGGCGCTCGAACGCGTCGGGGTCCATGCCGCCACTACCCTGCGCCGACTGGTGCTGGGCAGCGGCGCGCTGAAGGGTCTCCCAGTAGAGCGCACCGTTCTGAAGGCCAAGCGCCGTCTCCATCACCTGCCGGGGGGACAGCGTGATGTTGCGGGTGCGGCCATTCGGCTCGCGGATGGTCACCGGAATTTGACCGTCGCGGGTCGGCTGGCCGGGCGTGATCTGGGCACCGGCAGGGATCGCGTTGACCGCTGCGGCGGTCGCAGCCACCATACCACCAACGTTGCCATTCTGGCCTGCCACGATGCCGATGGAGGCGATGCGGGCGGTCAGGCGCTGGCTGTACTGGATGATGCCGGCAGCGAAGCGGTTGGCTGCGTCGAGGTCGCCCTTCTGCAAGGCGAGGTCGTGGCGGGCCTGCATGACGCGGATCGCGCGCTGGCCGGCGGACAGCTCACCGCTCGGGTCGACCGCGTCACCGACCGTCTGGTACTGGGACGGCGTCGGGGTGTCGGCGTTGCGGCCAAGCGCATACGCAACCGCGCCAGCGGGCAAGCCACGGGGCGGGGGGAGGCGGCCGGCGATGTAACGCAGGGCTCCGTCGAGGATGCCAGCGATGCCCGTGTTCTGGGCAGGCTGGGCGGCGGGCTGCGCCGGGCGGCTGGCAGGCTGGTCAGCGGCAGCCGGGATCGCCTGCGCCCTCGGGGCTTCGGGGGTGGCAACGGGCTCCGGGGCCTTGTCGGCGGCGCGCTCGGGCCGCTGGCGCATGGCGTCGGCCACCTGTCGCTGCTCGATCTCCTGCTCGCTGGGACGGGCCATCGGCACGGGGGCCTGCGCCATGGATGCGGCGGTGTCGCCGGGGCGGCCGTCAGGCATGGTGGCCGGGCTCAGGACCGGAGCAGGCGTCGTCGGCAGCGCGGCGGGGCGCTCTACCGGCTGGTTGCCGTCCGGGCTCTCCTGCACGAGGCCACCTTCGACGAACTGCTGCGGGGCAACGCCGGAACGCATGGCCTGCTCGCGCGCAGGGCCAGACAGCCCACCATGCTCGGGACGAAGCTGCCCCTGCTCATCATAGGGCGACGTGGCCGCCTGCGAGGGTGCTGCGACGGTCTGCGAACGCGTGGGAGCGGCGAGGGGCGCACGCTCGACGGCGACGCTTTGGGTCGGCGCGGCGGGCATGGTGTCGTCGCCAACCCTGATGTTGCGGAAGCGACTTGTCTGTAGATCGTAGACCTGTCGCGCCGTGCGCGGCGTACCGTCGCTGTTGAAGAACACACGCCGGTTGGCGCTCGCTGCGTCCGGGTCGACAAACTGGGTCGCCGGGGCGTCGGGGTTCTCCTGCATGCGGCGCAGGAAGGACGGCCCACCGCTCGATCCGAGAAAGTGGGTCATGTAGAGATTGCCGGGGGTGGCCGGCAGGTTCGCCCTCGCCAGAACTCCGGCGTTGTCGTAGGTAAACTGGCGGGCAGCACGCATCGCCTGCTGCGGGTCGGTGCGGCCGTCGGCCGTCAGCTGAAGCTGCGGGTGCCGCTCCATCATCTCGCGCCAAGTGCCATCAGTGAACTGCGCGAGGCCAGTGGCAGACGACGTCGACGCACGCGCGTTGGGGTTGCCGCTGCTCTCGTGCGCGACCATGTGGCCAAGGTACTGGTCGACCACACGCGCGTCGAGGTTGGGCGGCGGTCCGGCGGCGGCCGGCGCGGGCGTACCACCAACTGCCGCCGTCGGGTTCGTGGTGTTGCTGCGGCGCTCGGTTCGCGCGACCGCTGCGTCCACGGCATCCTGATCAGCCGTCAGCGCGCGGGTGCGCGCCTGTGTGAAGCCGGTCAGCGCGCGGGTGTACTCGCTGTCGTCGAGTGTCTTGGTGACCGTCTTGTAGGCCCCAAGGAAGTCGGACATCTCTTTGGCGAACGACATAGTTACCTCATCGGCAGGGCGGTAGCGCGCGTCTCGGGGGGCTTCTGGGCGGGAGCCTGCGTCGGGCCGGGACGCGGGCCGGGGTCGCCGTCGCGCTGCTTGCGCGCCTTGGCGATCATGTCCTCGATGGTCTTCTCGCCCATCCAGTTCACGACATCGCGCGGGATGACGTACTCGCCGGCATTGAGCTGCGCCGGCTGCCCGGTCTGGCCGATGACGGCCGGGACGTCGTCCACGGCAGCGCCGCCGGACGGCGACATCTCTTCGGGCACCGCGCCACCGCCCTCGAACAGGAGCGCCGCCGTCGCGCCGAACAGCGAGCCAAGGCCGGAGGACGACTGCTGGTTGGCGTTGTACTGCTGCATCTGGGAATTGTAGCCCGACGTCAACGCGTTGCCCCAGACGCCAAGCGCGGCGTTGGACTGACCCATCCACGAGGCGGGGTTGCCCATGGTGCCAGAGCCGGACTGGGTGCCGGCAAGCTGCGCACCGGACGCGCCCGCGCCCGCCTGAAGCGTCTGCGCGGTCTGGGTGGCCACCTGCGCCGGGTAGCCGCGCCCGACATTGATGGCCTCGGAGCGCATCGCGCGCCCCTGAGCATCGACGGCGAGATCGGACTGGTTGCCAGCGGCAGCCTGCGCGGCGGCCTGCTGGGTGCGGCTGGCGAGGTCGAGGGCGGCGGTGCGGGTCGATGTCGGGTCGACGCCATAGCTCTCAAGCTGCTGCTGGGCGGCGGCTCGGGCACCGTCGAACGCCTGCGCGACGCCGGCCATGGACCGGCCGCGCTCAAGCTCTTTCTTCTCGGGCGACGCATAGGTCTCGGCGTCACGGACAAGCTGCGTCTCAAGCGGCTGGAAGATGCCCTCGTAGCGGGCACGATCCTTGATGGCGTTATCCATGTTGATGCGCTGGGCATCCAGCGCCGTGTCCACCACCTGCTTGATGATGCCACGGTCATTGGCGTACTGCTCGCGCGCCCACGCCAACTGCTCTTTGGCGATGTCGTACGAAAGCCGAGCCTGTTCCTTGGATGCCTCGGCGATGGGAGTGTAGTCAGGGGGTGGAGGAGCCGAGCCGCCCATTAGGAACCTCGAAACGACGTGGGGTGATCCTGCTAAGACACCAACAGTTTTCACGGTGTAGCGTCATGAACACGCACGCTTCCGGGTACACGCCTGCGAGCCGCACTTCCTCGACAAACCCAAGACGCCGGGCCAAAGACAGTGAAGCCGCGTTTGTTTCCGAAATCGGGCCGATTATCTTTTTACACCCCCATCCGATAAATGGCAAGTAGAACGCGGCCCACCACATATCGCGCGGCACGAACTGTGCTTTTTGCGTGGCGACATGGACAAAGCAGGACGCGCCGGGGCGCACGCTTTCATAGAGCACGCCGGCAACCAGCTCGTTACTCACCGAGTAACACATGCTGGACGTCACGCCGGGGTAGTAGTTTGCGCCGCATATATGAGCGGTCTCGCGCGCCAGTCTGTCGTCGCCGCATCGTATCTCGCCGCTGGTGCCTATGCGAGCCGCGATCATGACGTCAGCAAGGCCGCCTGATCCACCGTGATGATGCCGGCATCGAGCAGCTTCTGCACGGACACCATGCGAGCGTTGGCCGGGCCTCTGTATCCCAGCTGCATCTCGACGGCTTCCTTCAGCGCCCGCAGGACTTCAAGGTCCGTCTGGGCGTTGCCAGTGGGCTCGGGGATCGAGGGATACCGGATCGCCATCACACACCCTGAAGCTCGCGAACGGTGTTCGCAAATTCGTACTTGGTGATCTCAACGCGGCCCTCGATCTCGAACTCCCACACCAGCCCCTTGAAGCCGGCCGGCAGGCGCATGATCTCGTTCGACGTCCGCAACTCACGGGTCCACACATGGCGGCCGTCACAGTAGGCGCGCACCAGCGCGTACTGGTCCGCCTGAAGCTGCTGGGAAAGCCCGACGACCGGCGTGGGGTTGAGGGTTGGCGTGTCCGAGTACGTGCGGAAATGCAGCCGCATCGCCCCCATGTTGGAGAGGTAGTTGAGCTGGAATTTCTTGGACCGCCACTTATACGTCCCATGTCCCTGCGTGCCGGAGATGTCCATCCACTCGATCTGCTGCCCGGAGATCATCAGGACTTCGCCGGTCCAGATGTCGGACCACACATTGTCGATGGGCTGCGACGACACGAGGACGGTGTAGCCGAGGCGCTGGTCGTTCAAGTTGACCATCATGCCGAAGTATTGGCCGTCCGACCCGTCGAACGATGTCTGCTCGAACCCGGACGTCTCGAACGCCGTCGGCTCGAACACGCCGTTGAGCGCCGAGCCCCACGCATAGTAGGCGTTGTTGAGCATCACGCCGCGCAGCGACGGGATGTAAGCAATGTCGAGCCAGTCGTCCTTGTTGAGCAGCTTCGTCGTTATGTTGGTCGCCGAGCCCGGCTGTACGTTCACGATGCCGTTCTGGGACGCGTAGAACACGCCGCTGGGGGACGACACGATGGAGCCACGGGACAGGCACGGCTCGATCTGCGGCAGCACGGACATGGCCATGGACGCGGGGGTTACACCCGTGATCGTGTAGGGCTTGCCGGTCGTGCACACGACCAGCGTCTGGCCGACGACGCCGAGGCCGACGATGTTGGACGGCACGCCAAGCGCGTAGGCAGCCGGCCATGCGTGGTAACGGTACGGCTCGCAGAACCAGACCTCATTGGTGCGGAACCCGGCGATGATGCCATTGGGCATCTCGATGATACCCTTCAGGTCCGGCGGCGGGGCCGACCAGTTGGTCGACGGTAGTTGCACGGCGGTGGCTACGGAGGCATCAGTCAGGATGTCGTTGTACGACGCCGTGCCGATGGCGACCTGCGCGACAAAGAAGAACGTCGCCACGCCCGTCGAGGACGTGATCGTCCGATAGATGTTGATGTGCGTGATGTTGCGCCCGGTCGATACAGCTCCGGGTATGGCCGGGATCGACACGCCCCATGTGACGTCGTTCGCGCCGGTCTCGATGTCGGCAGGGGACGGCGGTCCCTCTTCTCCGTACGCGGTCACCCACGTGTACACATAGGCGCGCGTGACGCCCGTGATCTGGGGTGAGACAGAGTGCGTGCCGCCACCTACAAGCGTGTGCGTACCCGAGCCTGCTGACGACGTGGCGACCGCTGCGCCGCCGCGTGTGGCCGAGACAGTGAAGGTGTCATTGTCGATGACCGTCTTGACGTAATACTGGGTGGTCACCGACAGGCCTGTCGGCAGCGCGCCCGTCGTCGCGAACTCGACGGTGTCGTCCGCCAGCAGGTTGTGTCCGGCTCGCGTGACGACACCGGGCGAAGCGTTGGAGATGGTCACCGTTGGCGCGGTCGTGATGATCGACGTGCCGCCTGCGGTCTCACTGATCTGGAACGTGTCGGTGGTCAGACCCGCCGCAGACACATAGTAGTCGCGGCCGGGCTGAAGGGGATACGGTAGCGCTCGCGTCGTCGTGAACCGGACGCGGCGACCCGCGATGAGGCCATGGCCTGCTTTGGTGACGACGGCGGGCGACGCCGTGCTGATTGTCACCGTACCCGCGCTCTGCGCCGCAGCCGTCACTGTCGGTGCCGACGTGGGCGCTGATATGCCCAGCTTGAGCCACGGGTCGCCGTTCTGGATGCGCGCCTTGGTGTTGTAGGACGGCTCGACGGTCGGTGACGCTGCGTAGTAGCGCTCGTAGCTGTCGCCGGTCAACGCCGACTTGACGACGTCGGTGTCGATGTCCGCGAATTCCATCCAGATCGCGTCGTCGAGGTTGTCCTTGTTGAACGTCGCCAAGGGAATGCGGTACGCGCGCTTGGCCGCCGTGTTGGTCAGCGCGCGTAGCACCCGCCTGTTGTGCATCGGCTGCAACGTGCCGCTCAGGAGCCAAGTGTTCTCGGCTCGCGACGCGTTGTTGTCCGGCAGAAGCGTATCATCTACCGAAGGGATCATCCCACCGAATGCGGACGAGCGGAACGCCACCATGGCTTAGCCACCGCGCCGGATAAGCGCTGCGCGACCAGCCGCCATCTCGGCCAGCGTACGCTCGCTGAGCGGCGGGGTGTAGTCGGGCTCGGCGGCGACAGTCACGACCACACTGGCCGGGACGTCTGCGGCGTTACTCTCGGGAGTAACCTTGACGATGTCCTTGGCGTCGAACACGCCGATCTCCGCCTCCATGGACGGGGGGACCGGGTGCGTGGTCGGCTCCGGCAGGGGCAGAAGCTCAATCAGCTCGTCGTCTTGGCCAGCGCCGTCTTGGTCAGCGTCGTCGGTAGCTGCGGCCTCTGCTTCGGCGGCTGCGGCGTCCGCTTCGGCGGCGGCTGCGGCGGCGGCTGCCTCAAGTCGCCGGGCTTCGGCAAGGGCGGCGGCTGCGTTGGTGGATCGTTTCGCCATCAGTTCTCTCCTGTGATGCGTGGTGTGACATTACCGGCTTTGCGGCGGCGGCGCAATCCGGGCGTTCATGCTGGCAATGTTCTCGCGAATAACGCCGAGCGTCGACAGGATTTCGCTGGACGTACGCCGCTGCTCAGAGACCAGTTCCCTGAGGTTGGTCACCTGCACGTCGTTGGAACTGAGGCGGAGCTGGATGCTCTCGATCTGCGGCATGTACTGCGCCTTGGCCTGTTCGAGGGCCTTGATCTGCCCCGCCTGCCGCTCGACGTGGGTCGATATGTACCAGACGCCAGAGCCAATCGACATGGCGATGGTGAGCGACGTCATGACGTGCCCGAAATTGAACTCCCAATTGAACTTTGGGGCGTGCATCGCATTCTCCGGGTCGTGGCGCGTGGAAGGATTGGATGGCTGCTGCATTGTGTCTATCCCGAAAAAGCGGATTGGCGTGTCTATCTGCTTCACCAGATACCGGCGGCTGCCTCTCGCGCCACCCGAATGTCGATGCGCTCCTGATCGGCGGGGGTCGCCCCGCGAACGCCTACGAGCGGCTGGCCGAGAACCCGGCTAAGGCCGCGAACATCTGTTGGCGGCGTGGTCCCACATGCCGCCAGAAGCACGGCAACTGCGCACAAGGCGCTCAGCTTCATTTGCCCGTGACGTTGCATCGTTCGTCTCCCGTTCGATCCGGCTGCGCTCTTCCTGCCGACCGCTGTCCTTCACATTGTTGTACACCACGACGCCCATCGTCAGAGCCGTCACTGCGGCGGTGGTAATGAGCGCAACACGCCAGTTCGCGAGCAGAAACAGCAGGACGTGCATCGAGCGCTCCTTAGCTGGGGTTGCGGTTCACTGTCAGACGGCCAGTGAAGTACATCCACACGCCGATGCCAACTGCGACGCCAGCAAGCGCTGCTGCGGCGAGCGCGTAGGGGTTGTCGATGCCTTGGACGATACCAAGCAGGCCGGAGCCGCCAAGGGCGGTCAGCGCCGACAGGACGCCTGTGCTCTGCTGGGCCGGCACGTCGTCGGCCTGCGCCGCGCGCTCGGGCACCTCTTCGTTGCTGGAAAGCAGCTCCGGCTTCTGCGCGTGCTCGATGGCGGCGAGGAAACTTGCGTAGTGGCTGGCGATGAGGCGTGCCTTGTCCTTGCCGTTGACCATGGCTCGGGCACCGACCGGGTCGGTCGTGTCGTCGTCGAAATACTTGCTGAAGCGCTCGCGACCGCGCGTCCACCATCCCTCGAACAGAGACGGCCAGAACACCTTGGCGTCGCCCTGCTCGGTCAGAAGGATGTCGGGGTTGGTGACGCACTGCAAGCCCGTCTTGGTCTGCACGAACTGGTAGTTGGGGAGGTGCGTCGTCTGGATACGGCCGCGCCCGAACCATCCCTCACGCCAGTACGGCGTCCTGACCTGCGGCATGCGGCCGGCAGCCCACGCCTTGTCGAGTGCGCGGATGGCATTGGCTGTCGACGTGGCGAACGCCTCGCGGATCGGGGTCATCCTCCCGCCCGTCTCGTGGAACGCCGTGGCGAGGCCGTAGGCCAGCTTGCGGTTGTCGCCGTCGCCGTATTTCTCCCATGCCGCAAGCATGGCGGTCATGCCGTCGATCTGGCTCTGGCTGAGCCTACCGCCGAACGGGGCGTTGCGAACGTACGTGTAGAAAACGGTCTTGTTCATCACGCCGGCTCCGCCACATTGAACCCGATTACGTCTTGCTTGATCTGGTTGGCCGTCGTCACGACGGTGACCTCAACCGCGTACTCGCACCTATCGTATCCGCCCGCCATGTAGAACACGCACGTGGTAAGGCCGGAGACGCTGTAGCCGTCCATAAACAGCTCGGTCCCGGTGCCCGTACCGCTGAGCCTCGTGACCACGAACGTGGCCGAGACAAGGGTCTCTCCAACCGGCAGCCACTGGCTGTAGTCGATGGTGTACCGCTTGCGCTCGTCAGGGGCTTTCAGGAACTCTGCGATCATCTCTACAGCCCCTAGTCGAAGTTTCGCGGAGCATACACAAACCGGGCTTCGTATTCAACTAGGACCGTCAGGTTTTGTCCGCCTGTGTACACGACCGTCGGCGCGTCAAGTACGTTGATCTCTGACAGCTCTCCGGCAACCCTGATGACGTCCGTCTGGTTGTCGAAGAAATAGAGCGCGTCGAGGTAGCCGTAGAGCGTGCTGTAGCCGTAGATCGACGCCGTCGTGACGTAGCCCGGCGCTTGCCAAGCGTTCGTCTGGACTGCGTTTGGCTGCGCTACGAACAGGCCCACAGGTTACTCCCCCGAGTTACCGGCTTTGACGGCGAGAGCCCGGCTGCGCACCTCTGCAAGGTCGATGCCCAGCATCGCCGCAATAGCGACGACATCCGGCTCCCTGAGGTTGAACGATGTCGCGTTGTCCCACAGCTGGAACTTGCCAGCGGCGATGGCTGCGCCGTTGACTTCGTCGAGCATATCCATCTCATGCAGCGCCTGCTTGACGTAGGCGGCGTGTATCTGGTCGTCCGGCAGTGCGGGAGCCGCCTTGAGCGCATCCAGCTCTACCCGCAGTCTGGCAGCCTCCGTTTCCGCAACTTCCTTGGCGGCTACAGCCGCTGCGGCGTCACTTACTGCAACGTCGCGTTCGCCGCGCATCGCAGCGATCTGGGCGACGAGCGCCGCACTGTCCGGTAGGAGCGTGGCAAGACTGGCTTCGTCGACATTCTCGAACAATGACGGCTCGACGCGCCCAAAGCGCCCGATGTATTCGTCGCTGTAGGAACCTCGGTTGAGTTCCTTGACCGTCCCGTCCGGGTTGAGGTCGACGACGATGTTGATGACGCGGCGGAGCGGTGTGTCAGCCATGTGGTTGTCCCTTATGTCCTGAAGGAGATCACGCGCCAACGGCTTGACGTGGCGTCATACTGAAGGATTGCGTGCTTGCAGTTCAAGTTGCCGCCACTATCGGTAAAGATGCGGTTGCCGGCCGTCGACGAGCCACTATCGTTGTCCAGCGTCATCTGGTGGGCAGTCGTGTTGATCAGTACGGCAAAAATGCCGTCAGCGCCCCCGGTGAGGCCGGTGATCTGGAAAGCCCCAGTCGGGCCGGCGATGCGCAGCGACGACGAGTTGGGACGGGCGACGTTGTGGTTGCCACCGTTTGCGAGCGTAAGGGCCGCCATGCGATGCGCGACATCGCCGTTGACGTCGAACATCGCCGCCGCACCTGTCGTATTGATGCCGACCTTACCATCGGAAGCAATGCGCATGCGCTCGGCGGCGTTCGTCCAGAACGCCATGTAGTCGCCGTTGTGGGCGTATTCGATCCTGCCGACATCATCATCGGCCGGGTCTCCGAAATGGATGCCGGAGACAAAATTCGTGTTAGCTCCGAAAAGCCAGTACGAGTTACCCTGACCATAATTGGTGATAGAGTAGCCACTCGCCGGGTTGACGCGGGCCGCCGAAGTGCCGATGGACAGCGGCATGGTCAGTGTGAGCAGCGACGTCGTCATTGTCGCCCGCGTCGTCCACGTCGCAGAGGCAAAAGACGCCCACGTCAGCGTGGTGCCTGCGCTGTCGCCGGGACGGTTGAGGCCAAACGCCCAGCCCGTCGCGCCGCCACTAATAATCATACGGTGTGTAACGTCACCCGCCGTGGCGGACATCAGATGGCTGCCAGTGCCACCAATAGTCATGCTGCCATCAGCGTCAATGAACAGATCGCGGCGCGCGTCCGTGTTCGAGTAGATGTAGAAGCCCTTGCCCCAAGAGTGCGTCGTCTTGGTGACGCCGAACTGATACTCCTGTGGAGTGCCGCCGTTATCGGCGCGTAGCAGCCACGCCATAACGTTCGCGCCGCCGCCGCGAATGCGCATGACGTTGTCGACGGTGTCGCGAACATCGAGGGCGTAACCGGGGGTCGCGCCGAGACCACCGGGACCGATTCCCACCTGCCCAGACGTGTTCACCGTCAGGCCGACGATATTGTTGGCCTTCAGGTTGATGTTGGAGCCGGCGGCCGACCCGAACTCGATACCGTAGGTTACGCTGAAAGAGATGCCAAATGTGCCATAGGTGCCATCAGACACCTGAAGCACTGTCGTGCCAGCGGGACCGCGCACGTCGAGCGGAGCTGCTGGGGCCGTCGTGTTGATGCCTACCCGCTGGTCGTAGCGGATCGTCATGACGTTGTGGCTGACGCCGAGGCCGTAGTTGTTCGACACGCCGAAGTGCAGGGACGAACCCGAACCCGTGATCTGCGCTGCGACGCGCGCAACTGAAGCACTACCTGTCGTGGCGAAATCAATAGCGTTGAACTCACCGGCACCAGCGCCGCCGCGAATGAGAAGCGCGCCAGTGTTAACGCCGGTCATCGTAGCCAGCGTCGTGCTCTGAAGCATCAGCGCACCGTCTGCGCCGAGACGCATGCGCTCAGTCCACGTCGCAGAGGCAAAGGACGACCACACCAGATTGGTGCCGGCAGAGGCCCCCGGACGGTTCAAGCCGGCAGCCCAGCCCGTCGCGCCACCAGAAACGAACATGCGGTGGGTGGCATCGGTAGCATCACTCGACAGGACATGGTGTCCTTCGGACGCAGTCGCGCCGACTGTCATGCCAGACGCAGTCAGTTGCGCCCATTCAACCTGCGCAGCTGATCGCCAGACGTGCAGCGCCGCGTCGACGTAAAGGCCGGACACAGCCGAAGCTGCCGCAATCTGCGCGTAAGGCGCACCAGAATTGGCCCACAGGTTGAACTGAAGGCTGCTGTTGGCAATCGCTCCCTCAAGAAAGAGCATCGCCGCCGCAGATGCTCCATTATTGGGGTTCTGGACCTGAACCCCGTTTTGAGAGTTGGCGTTGTGCGTAACGGTCAGCTTGTAGGCAGCTGCCCCGCCACCAATGTTTATGTTGCCGGTCGTTGGATAAAGCGAGAGCGGCGTGATTGTCGTGTTGGTAAATTCGAGCACACCCGTCGTGCCACGATTGACCAGCTGCCACTCCTGCACGCCGGTCTGGAACAGCGACAGGGTAACATTACCGCTGGACCCTCGACGCGCCTGCACAGTGGGTCCGGCGGTAATGTTACCGCTGTCGTCAATCGTCGCGGACGAGTTCTGGATCAGCTTGCCGGTCGTGGCGTCGAAGCGGGCGATGGCGTTGTCGGTGGCGGAGGCAGGGCCGACCACCGCCCCGGCTGAAGCCAGCCACGTCAGCAGCGACGCAGCGCTGATCTCTTCAGCGTCGCCTGTTCCCGCCGTAAGACGGCCGAGCACGAAGCCCGACGCCATCGTGATGTTGTGTTCCTCGTTCCAGTTGGACGGGCGGACGCGGGTCGTATCGCCGTCGTCCGGTACCGAGCTGACGAACTTGTGCTTCAGGGAGATGGTCATCAGGTCTCGTCCACAAAGCTGGCAGGGGTCAGTCGGGGCTGCACGCCGGGCTCCATCGTGATGCTATCGTTCAACGCGCCGGAATACAACACGAGCGTCGATCCCGACGCATCCGTGCCAATCGCCCAGTGCGTGTAGGTCTCTGTTCCGGCGACGCACTCGGGGAACGACGTCTTGGTGGCCAGCGTCACCCGGTTACTCGCGAGAGTAAACCCGAGCGTCGAGCGCGGCACGGCGACACGCGCGTAGCCGGTGTAGGTCGCTTCGTGCGCCGACTGCGTGTCGCCTACGCCCAGCGCCTGCTTGTGCAGCGACAGATACAGGTTGGCGTTCGGCGCGGCGGCGTTCCGCGCGAGGCCGGGAATGTCCTGCCCGAGGAAGATCAGCCCGAGCAGGTAATTCGCGTAGCTGGTCGACTTCGCCATCAGTCCCACCCACGATCAGCAACAGCGACGTACTGCCAAGACGTGCGCGTGATCGCTCCAATAGCGCCGCTTGCGCGAAGCGAGACGACGAGAAAGGTGTGGTACACGACCTCCATCGTGTTACGACCCGAGAGCATCCCCATGAGCGTCTGGTTGTTGCCGGTACTGTCGCTCAGACCCCTCGTGATCTCACCGGGATTGTACCCATACTGCGACACAGTGTTCACAAGATATATCTCATGAAACTCCGGTAGTACGCCAATGTTATGCAGAAACGTGGCGATGGTAAACGTCGTCGGAATGGTTGTTTGCGCAGACCTGTACCGACCGTTCAACGCGTACGCGATGGCCGATGTTACCGCAGACCCGGAAGTTACCGCTTCGCCGACGAAGACGACCCACACAAGGTCAGCCGTGGAGCCGTTGCCGAGATACATCTTCCGTTCGTTGATGATGTAGGTGTATTGACCCGACGTAACAGATGCGATGCCACCACGCTGGTAGATCGGCGCGAGCGCCGTCGAGCCGGCGGTGAGCGTGCCATCGGCGTTGACCGTGACAAACAGGAAATTGGTCGAGCTGGCGGCGAGCGACCCGAACGTCAGGTTCGCTGTTGTCTGCCCGACGCGCCTCGACAGGCCCTGATTGGCTGTCGCCACCAAGGGAAGCGTCGAAGACACATTGGTCGTGGTTATGGAAAGCGCGACGGCGGTTGACGGCATGAACGTCGGAATGCCGTTCGTGTCGGACGGAGCCATGTTGACCGACTGCCCGCGCAGCGTCGTGTAGGTGTTGGTCAGCGCGCCGGCAATGACATCGAGACCGCCACCAAGTGTCAGCTCCGCGCCGGCCGTGCTCGCCTCATTCGATCCGAGCAAGCGTTTTGCAGCACCGAGCGCGGCGAGGTCGGCGGCTGCCACCGAGCTTTTGGTCGCCAGCGACCCGAGCCCGAGCGCCGTACGCGCGCCGGACTGCGAATTGGCCCCGGTGCCGCCCTGTACGATGGACAGCGGCGTGGTGAGCCCGGACAACGAGGTAATGTCGGAGTTGGCCCCCGGAGCAGCGCGGTCCGACGACAGCACGCCGGAGGCGAACAGAAGGCCGCTACCGACAGTGATCTCTTCGGCCGCGCCCGTGCCCGCCGTCGTGCGGCCAATGAGGCGCGCAGTGGCCATCTGGATGGTGTGCGGCGCGTTCCAGTTGGACGGCTGCACGAGCGAGCTGTCGACACCGTCGGGCTTGGCGGAGACGAACTGGTGGACAATGCTGATCGCCATGGATCACACCCTGTATTGCTGTGGAAACCGCCAAGGGGCAGCACCCATTGTGGACATCTGGGATGCGCGCTGCTTGGCTTCGGCAGCGCCTTTGACGAAGTACCCCCAGTTGATCTTCGCCATCGGAAGGTTCGTCCACGGCTTCATGGTCTGGCGCTGCAAGAGCGCCGACGTGCCGGAGAGGATGGCGTCGTACCAACGCTCGATGACTTCGTTCGGAACGTCCGGGTAACCTTCCCGAGTAACCGGCAGGCGCACGCCCGTGGCAAACTTCGCGGTGAACACCGCGCCGTCGACGTTGGGGACGGTGGGGCAGCGGATGGTCGTGATGGACTGCATCATCCACCCTCTGGACGCATTGTCGTTCTCGTCGACGACCGACAGCAGCAGCTCGATCCGCCCTCGCGGAATAGAGACGGTGTAGAGCTGCTGGCCAGTTATCAACTCGATGGTGGCTTCGCTGACCCACGCCAGAGAGTGGGGCAGGAACCAGTGCATCGCGTTGTAAATCTCGCGCTTCAGCGTGTCGTCCACCGCGCCGGGGAACAACACGCGGAGATCGTCCATCAGCCTGTCGACGTCTTGCGTAGCCATTAGGACACCGTTGCTGCGAGCTTCTTGATGAACGCATTCAGGAACGCGGCCGACCGGGCATCCTGCGCCGGCTCTTCGTCTATGACGTGGACCGTGCCGCAGATGAAGTAGACCAGCGCCAGCCGGTAGCGTGCGTCGAGATCGACCGTATCGCCCACCACAGAGAACGTCGGCACGCCGGTCTTGAGGTACGGCCGAACGAGGTCGGGCCTCATCCGGTAGACCTCCATGTAACCCTCATTGAGCGCCGCGATGAAGTCGGCGTCGGAGTAGCGATATGGCGCGACAGTGTCCTGCACGATGGTGCGGGCTCTGGTCACATATTCCTGCACCGTGCTCAGAAAGGCCATGTTGCCCCCAGATAGACGTAAGGCCCCCGCCGTAAAACGACGAGGGCCTTCAGCGGATCACGTTGCCGGATCAGGCCTGCGTGACAATCGCCTGCGAGATGGCCTTGCCGTCGATGACCTTGTAGCCGAAGACCTGAAGGCCGCGCAGCAGATCGGAGAAGGTCCGCTCGGAACGGATGTTCTCCATCTTCGTGAACTGCGACGCGAACGTCAGACCGTGGGCGTGACCGGCGTAGCAGGCGTACTCGCCAGCCGCCAGACCGCCAGCGACGCCGGAGGGCAGGAGGTTGGACACGTAGACCATGAAGCGGTCGATCATGCCGATGCGGCCGTTGCGGAGCATGGACACGCCGTCGCCGGACAGGTAGGCCTGCCGCAGCTCGGAGCGCTTCACCAGCGTCGCCATCCACGCGGGGATGACCAGCCAGCGGCCCGTCTCGGGGATGTTCTGCTCGTCGAGCACCTGACCGAAGCGCAGGATCATGTCGACCACTTCCACCTGACCGACGGTCGGGGAGTTGGCGACGAGAGCCAGCGGCGAGGTCGTGACGCCGAGGTTGAGGTTGCCCGAGATGACACCAGCGGTCGCGCCGCGATTGGCGGCGGCGGCCTGCCCGAGGATGCCGGCGAGGACGTCCGTGTCGATCTTGATCTTCAGCTGTTCCGACGCGTCATCCGCCCAGATGGACAAGATGTTGAGATCGGACTGCTTCTCCATCACGTCGTCGAGGGCGAGGTTGAAATACTTCGCCTTGTCGATGAGCAGCTGGACCTTGTTGCCCGACGGGCGGTCGATGGTGAGGTCACCGTCGGCAAGGTAGTCGCGGATCGTGATCGTCGGCTTGGTACGGATGTTGACCGTATCGCCTTGGTTCTTGATCTCGCCCTCGTAGTCGGTGTTCGAGATCGCCGCGAGCACAGTGTTCGCGTAGAACTTCTCGACCAGCTTGCCCGACCAGATTTCGGGAATGAAGCCCGTCGACTGGAGGGTGTTGGCGGTTCCGCCGGAGGGGTAGAGCGGGGGCGTCGTGACGCCAGATGCAACGCCAAATGCCATGGCGAAAGCTCCATCAAATTGCGAAGGGGGTTACCGAACCCGGCCCTCTTTCAGCGCTTCGTTGAGGATCGCTTCCTGCTGCACCACCTGTTCGGGTGTGTACCTGCCTGCGGCGACGTCCGCATAGAAGCGGCTGATTTCAGCCGGCTTGATGATGGGCTTCTCAGCGGAGGCATATGCCTGCGCAGACTGGGCTCGTCCGGGTGCCGCCAGCGATGCCATGTCCACCTTGCCATCGGGGGCCGGTGACGTGGCTGCCTTGTGGGCGGGGGCCACAGACGCCTCGCGAGTAACGAAGCCGTTGAAGATCGCCTTCGTGCGCGCCACATTGAGCTGCTTGAAAGCGTCGTCCAATAGGTCAAAACGAATAGCACCAGAAAATGGGTCTGGCAAGCCCAGCCACGAAAGAAATTCGCGGTCCTCATTCAGAGCCCGCCAATTCGGCAGCTGGCTGTCCATTTCGCGGAAGAACTGCTCACGCGTGATGGCGTCGCCGGTCTGCTTGGTGGCGGCGACGGTCGCGCCCATCTCGGCGATCTTGCGCTCGAACTCCGCGCGGATCGGCTCGACGATCTGCTGCGCCCGGCGGCCGACAACGTCAAGGAACTCCGTCCCGAAGGTCTCGACTTCGTCCTCCGAAAACTCTGGCACGGCGACTGACGCCGGAGCGGAAACGCGTGCCTGTCGAAGCGCGGTCAGCTCGGCGCTCAGCGCGCGTTCGTTGGCGCGCGACGCATGCAGCTCGCCGCGCAGCGTCTCGACCGTTTCGGTCAGCTGGCGGATGCGGCCATCGAGAGAACGGTCGCGGTGGCGTTCGCGCTCGCGTTCCCGCTCGGCTTTGGCCTCCTGCTGGGCGCGGGCGTCCTGCGACGGCTGCTGGCCCTGCTCGTCCTGCTGGCCCTGCTCGTCCTGCGGCGGCTGCGCGTCCTGCGGCTGCTGGTCCTGCTGGTCGGTGACGAGCGTGCCTTCGGGAGTGTAGTGCTGCTTCTGAAGCTGCTCGGCGCGCTCCATCTGCTTGCGGACAGCGGCGGGCAGGACGACGTTGGGATCGTTGTGTGGTACGGCGGTATTTGCGTCGGTCATGTGGTGTGGTCCTCTGGTGGTTAGTGACAAAAAGGGCACCGCCGCTGTCCGCGAGGGTGCCCCTGTACTCAGCACTGACGCGGCGGTTACAGGCCGCGAATGGTGACAGCCGGGGTTCCGACGTTGGTCACGATGGCGAGATACCGTCGCGACGTGCCCGTGGCGATGGTCGTCGTGCCGGCGAGCGTGATGCCCGTACCGATTGCCATCGTGATCGTGCCCGACTTCGTGTTGATGATCTCGAACGTGAAGGCGTCACCGACCTCGCAGTCCGGCATGGCGTTGATGATGGCCGTGGCCGTCGGGAACACGTCGGTCGACGTCGCGCCGGCCGAACGCAGGATGAACCCGCCGAGCAGCTGCGCGGCCGTCAGCGTGACGTTGCCGTCCGTGGCGTCTGCGGCGTACTTGCGGCCAGCGAGGGTCGCGACAGCCGAGAAGAGCTTCTTCAGAAACTCGGGGATACGAGCGCTGTCGACGCTCTGCGAAAACTGTTTCAGCGCCATGTTCGATCTCCTAGATGTTCGCCTTGGCAGACTGCTTCTGCCTCAGGGCGATGATGTTGCGCCCATCTTCTCTACACGACGCCAACTGTTTGCACAACTGCACCATGCACTGCGCCTGCCCCTGCATGACCTGCATCTTGTCAGCCGGGGCGTCGACGAGCGCATCGGACAACGCCCGCGCCCGCGCCTGCATGGCCTCCGTGAACTGACGCCAGACATCCGAGTTGACCTCGGACAGACGCAACATCGCCAGCGTCAGCTCTTCGGTTACCTGCTTGCTCACGGGCGCGGACCCATGAGCGCCATCTGCGGCACGGACGGGCTGTCCTCCATGGACGGCGTTGCCTTGCCATAGTGCCCCATCGACCGCTGCGCCGGGTCACCCCGCGTCAGGGTGTTCAAGGCTCCACGATGCGGCAGTATCTGCTGGCGCGTGCCCTTGCCTTTCAGCGTGATATAGGTCGGGTGTTTCGCCATCCTACGATCTCCCAGTCATTCCGGTTCGGCCGAAAGAAATGTTGCCGTACTGCTTGGCGTCGTACGGCGCTTCGGTAGATTTCGCGTAGTTCGACGAGCGCTGTTTCGGCGCGTTGAGCTTCGTCGTCACCTGCTTGGTCTTGGGCACTGACGGCCTGAGCCGCGACACCGAAGACGTCGATACGACTTTGTTGTTGGCCATACCGACCTCCTTGGTGTCGCGGTTACTCGCGGGAGTTACTTCCCGCGCTTGCCCGCCATGAAGCCCTTGGCGAACAGGTTGCCCTTGTTGACCTTGTCGAGGGCCTTCTTGTCCGCTGCACGGTCCGCCTTGGAGCCCTCCTTCGGAGCGCCCTTGCGGCTATCCATGCGCTTGTCGATGGCCGAGCGCTCGAACTGCTTGGGGGTCATCTTCGCCATCACTGACCCGCCTTCGCCGAGTGGCCCGCGCGAGCGGTGCCGGCCGAGCCCTTGCCGAACATCTTGGTCGTGCCGCCGGACACGAACTTGCCGCCCGAGCCGCCGTTGTCGCTCTTGGCGGTGTGACCCGCCTTGGCGGTCGCTGCGCCGCCCTTGCCGAACATCTTGCCGGAACCGCCGGACATGAACTTTCCTCCGCCGGAGGATTTGCTGTTGACCTTCGCCATACCAATGGCCTCCTGCGCTATTGGGAACCACCGGAGATGTTGGTGCGCGGGCCAACGTCCCCAGATGCTTGGCCGCCCTGCGGCGTCTGACCGCCTTGGGCATCTGCTGCCTTCTCGCCGAGGCCGGCGTGGCCCGGTATGTTCTGCTGCGCGGCTTTGGCAGCTGCTGCCTTCTGCTGCGTCTCCAACTCGTCTTCCGACGGCACCACCTGAGCGCCGGAAATGCCGATGGTATCTGCCACCGACCGGAGCACCGTGGCTCGCCCCTTCGGACCCATGATCTGGGCATCCATCGGGTTGGCCGTGATGCCAAGGAACTCAAGTTGGCGAGCACGCTGCGTTTCCCGCTGCACTGCCACCTGCACGCCAAGAATGCGGACTTTCTCGTCGCCAGTCAACATCCCTGTTTCGTCGGTCATCATGATCATGTCGTAGAGCCCCATCAGGGCGGGCTCGTAGACATCGCGGTCGATGTTGGCGCAGACCGTCTGAAGCATCTTGGACGCGTTGCCCATGAGCATGGCGAGGCCGGACGCGGTGCGCCCAGCGCCGGAGCCGGCAGCGCCGCCGGCCAGATACTTCGGGATGGCCGACAGGTCATCTGCGATGGCCATCATCTCCTTGTAGACGCCAAGGTGCTCGTGCGCGTTCGACTGCGGCTGGAAGAACTCGACCGGCTTCTGGGTCGAGTTGGTCAGCGGGTCATTGGTGACGTGCCAGCGCTTCCACGGGTACATCTCGTCGGCGTCGGCCCCGATGGCGATGCGGTCATCGTTCACGACCACCTGCGGGCCGGACGACATGGACAAGTTGTTGGCCAGCGAGCGGAGCGAGGCGTTGGCCATCTCCTGCACGTCGGCGAGGATGTCCGGCAAGGCGTTGCCCACTGGCGTTCCGGGCACCTTCTCGAACGACGTGATGTAGTAGGGGTGGCGCTTGCGCGGGCTCGGCGACAGCTGAACCTTCAGCACATGGCGGTCGATGATCCACGCCTGCACCATGTAGTCGCGCAGCGGGTCGGTCACGCCGGGTAGGTTATACCCGGCCAGCATGCTGCCCTGCACGTTGCCGTGGAACTCCAACATGGAGATCAGGCCGGAGCGGTTGAGGTGCGGGTTCTCGCGGCGCTCAAGGATCGCACGCGCGGCGTCGGTCTGGTCCCAGTTGTCGTACAGGCCGCCCGAGCCGTAGTCGGCGAGGCACTGGCGCACTGCTTCGGTGTTGTAGCCGGGGATGTCCAGCAGGTCGTTGAGATCGGCACGGGTGACGCGCGAGCGCTCGATGATCTCCGCGTCCTCGATGCGCGAGATGCCGGGCGTCCAGAACAGGTCGAACGGCGACACGCGCGACCAGATGAGGCGCGGCACATTGGTGATGACCGGCTGTCCCTGCTTCCACTTCACCGTCTGCACGATGCGGACTGTCGGCCCTTTGAGGCACGCGAACGGGAACAGCGGCAGGTCTTGGATGAACTCGCTGATCGCCCGGTAGAAGTCACCCTCGTTGAGGATTTCGTCGATCTTGTCCTGCGCAACCTTGGCCTGATCCTTGGCCCGCTTCTTGGAAGCGTCGCGAGCCGCCTTCATCAGCCCGAAGATGCGGTCGCGGATCATCGTGGGGTCGACGGGCATCCCCTGCTGCTGAAGCGCCGCCATTTCGGAGTTGGCCAGCGAGATGATGGCCTGCACGATGTTCGGCGGCACATCCGGGTCGGGAGCCGGGTCGATGCCCCATGCCCGCTCGTTCGTCAGGTAGACGTCTCGCAGCAGCGACGACGCGCCACGGCACTTCATGGCGGTCATGCGGGCGTAGATTTCGGAGCCGCCGAACTGCCGGACCTCCGCGAGCTTCTGCGGGTCGTACTCGCCGTTGAACGCCCGCATGGCGGCGAGCAGGCGGTGGTCCCAGCCCGACTGGGTGTTGGCGCGGTGAACGCGCATGACGTCGTAGCGCGACCGGATATAGCCCACCAGACCCTGAAGCTGCGCACTTCGCGCCGCCTCGTCTGCGTCCCGTTTGACCTTGCGCTCTTCCTCTTCGCGAGCCGCTAGCTGCGAATTGCTCGCTATACGAATGACGCCGCGCTGTGGGAGAGTGTTGGACATGGCGGTTGTTTACCGTATATTCCGATGCCTTGGCAATAGGGATCATACACCATGGATAGCCCGCCTAACAAGCCCGCCACCGAAGTAACATCAGACAAGCTCGACACGACCATGCTTCAACTGGCGCGTGAGATCGCCATGGACATCTACCCGTTGTCCGACATCCTGTCGAACGCAGGGGTGTCGCACGACCAGTGGGAGGTGATCCAGCGCAGCCCGCGCTTCGTCGCCTACCTGAGCGCCAATGTCGCGGAATGGTCGAGCGCCAAGAACTCAAGCGAGCGGCTGAAGCTCAAGTCGGCCATCCTTCTGGAAGAATGGCTGCCGACGCTCAACAACGAGCTGCACGGCAAGGACGCGTCGCTCAATGCCAAGGTAGAGGCCGCCAAACTGCTTGCCAAAGTCGCTGGCGTCGACCGGATGCCCAGCGAAGGCGGCGACAGCTCCAACGGCTTTCAGGTCGTCATCAACCTCGGCGACCGCCGTATCGACCACACGATTACTCTTCCGAGTAACCAGTATTCCACCGTAACCAATGAGCTTGACTGATGACCTCTGTTCGCTTCGACGCCCCACCCACCATTGCGCGGTTCATGTCATCCGAGGCGTTCGGCAGGCTCATCGCGGGGCCTGTAGGCTCCGCCAAGACCACCGGCTGCATCTTTGAGCTGTTCCGACGCGCCGCCGAGCAGATCAAGGCCCCTGACGGCTACCGCTACACCCGGTTCGCCATCGTCCGCCAGACGCTGAAGCAGCTCAAGGACACCGTCCTCAAGGACATTCTGGCGTGGCTCGGCCAGATCAGCACCTACAAGGTCTCCGACAACACCATCTACATCGAGGCCGGCGACATCCGGTCGGAATGGCTCCTGATCCCGCTCGACGACCCCGAGGACCAGCGCCGGTTGCTGTCCATGCAGCTCACAGGCGCGTGGATGTCGGAGTGCATCGAGATGGACATCCAGATCATCGACCCGCTCTCCGGCCGTCTTGGACGCTACCCGTCGGCAGCGCAAGGTGGTGCATCGTGGTTCGGGCTCATCGCGGATACCAACTTCCCGACGGAGGGTTCCGACTGGCACAAGTTCATGGAGAACCCGCCCAAGGACTGGCAAATCTTCAAGCAGCCGGGTGGCATGGCCGACAACGCCGAGAACCTGAACTGGCTGACACAGACGCCGGAGACCCTGAAGCTCCCGATCAACCACCCGGAGCGCATCGCACAGGGCCGCAAATACTACGAGCGCATGACCGAAAACAGCTCACCGGACTGGGTGCGCCGCTACGTCCACGCGCAGTACGGCGCTGACCCGTCTGGCACCGTCGTGTTCCGCGACAGCTTCAGCATGTCGAAGCACGTCGTCGACGAGATCATCCCGCTGTCGACCATGCCGCTCTACATCGGACAGGACTTCGGTCGCGACCCCTGCTCGATCATCGTCCAGCCCGACCATCGCGGCTGTCTGCTGGTTCTGGAAGAAGTCATCGCGAAAGACGTTGGCCTTGAGGTGCATGTGCGCACTTCGCTGAAGCCGGCCCTCAAGCAGGAGCGTTACCTCGGCAGGGGGACGGCGGTCATCGGAGACCCATCAGGCGCGGCGCGCGGGTCCATCTTTGAAGAGACCACGTTCGACTTCATGAAGAACGCCGGTTTCTCCGCCTTCCCCGCCCCCACCAACGACATCGAGCCCCGTATCCGGGCCGTGGAGGGGTGGTTGATGTCCATGGTCAACGGCGAGCCGGCGGTGAAGATCGACCGTAAGCGGTGCCCGACGCTCATTCAGGCGCTGTCGATTGGCTACCGCTACTCCAAGCTGCGTTCGGGGCAGACCAAGCCCATGCCCGACAAGAACGAGTTCTCGCACATCATGGACGCGTTCCAGTACGCGTGCCTTGCAGCGGGCAGCGGGCTCCACGGCCATATCCAGAACCGTCTGACCCGTCGCCCTGCTGCACCGCCCCGGCGCTACTCGGCGGCGGGGTGGACCTGATCGGTCAGCTTACGGATGGCAGTCGCCAGCGTATCCCTCTCTGCCGTAACGGCGGCGAGAGAGGCTTCGGCGGCGGCCAGACGCTCGGACAGCGATCCGTCCGGGGGTCCGTTCTGCTCGGCCTTTTGCTCGTCAAGCCAGCGTTGGACCTCGCCACCGCTCCACATTTTCCGC